AGGCGGTTCGCAATCCGTGGACGGCGCAACTCAGCCATTGAACTATTTAAAGATCCTGAATACGGCCAACGTTGACCCACATGCAGATGCATGGAACAAAGCCTATGACGTAACGCCTGGAAAAGATTCATTGCTAAAGTGGATCATTCAGCAGTTTACGCCGGCGGTTGCGCCCACAAGATTGCCCATAGTTAAAACAGAAGTTGATATAGCCACGGGGCGAATAATTTTTACGGCAAGTGATGGGAAAGAGTATTAAATTTGATTAACCGTTGGAGCGGTGTAATAACGATTGGAGCGTTAAATTTTTAAACTGTAGTGCATGACATAAAGTAAAATGAACTTGTTATTCACCGTTGCTATAATTTATATCTGTTATGACCTAACGGTAAAAACCCGCAATAGAAGGGAGTTAAAGAGGTTGAGCGGGAAAGTAGATGAATTGGAACAACTGCTAGAAATGGCATTATTATATGGCAAAAAAGATAAAGAACCCGAAACCGGTAAAGAAACCAAGCAAACCAACGACTCAGGACTCGACCCCTGAGCAACCTCCTGTTGTACCACCAAAAGGAAAGTAATGAAGGAAAGAAAATTCCTTTGGCTGATCCTGGTAAGCGTGGCAATAAACAGACTGTGTAGTATTCTGCCCAGTGGTGTTTTATTTTCCCCGTTTCCATTCTATGAGATGCAGATTTCATTGCAAAGCTATGTCTATTTTATAACCACCCATTTATCGAATCCGTTATAGCCTGGATTTTACCCGGTTTCCCGATGTAGTCCCACGGTAGAAAGCGAAAATGATTTAATGATAGGTTGAATGCCAGCCCGAACCAGAACGCGCCAAAGATCATTAGATTAATAACCTTCACCCAGTGAAATGAATAGGCGTGTAAGATGCAAGCCAGCGCTAAAAACACCAAAACACGGACGGCGTTTGCCAGGTAGTGATTGATAGGCTTCCCGGCTTTAATTTTCTCAGCGTGTTTGTCTGCCTGAACATAAATAAACCCTACCGATGAGATCATAAGACCGACAAGAGCCGGCCAAAGTGAATCAGTAAACCCGTAGGAGTCATTTAATGGGCGCGATATTGACGCGATGGCTATGCCCAAAATAAAAGGTAGTGCGAGTAATGGTATCATAGTATTGCCGGGTGAGCTATGTGGTAAATCAAAGTAGATTCGGGGAACATTTTAGGGAACCAATCATTAAACTTGTCATAAGCTACCGAAAGTTCTGGATCTTCGCTTTTATACCCGTCATCTTTGTGCATAAACTTGTAGTCTAAAACGTCCTGTTTTGTTACGACTACCAACCTGTACTCCTTGTACTCTTGCTCTCCTGTTTTGAAGGCAAATGAAGTTAAAAATAACTTTTTCATCTGTCGAGTGATCCGCTCACTTAGGCGTTAAATCTTTATAAAGAAAGTATTACGTATCCGTCCTGATCCACATCCCCAGCCATTTTAAGCTGCATGATTGTGGTATATTTTGTGTTCTTTGGGTATTGAAAGTGCGGTTTATCCACGAATTTCCACCGGCCGCCCCATTCAAACCCGGCCGACTCTCCTATAACTCCTAACTTTTGCCAAAGTGTTTCGTTTTCCCACACCGCTTTCCCGTTTACAATAGGCACAACGTCAATGGCCAGCCCGTAATTGTGGAAGCTTTGCCCGGGTTTGGCCTTTGTTACAATCTTACCCGGTGTTGTGCGGCCCTGATTATATAATTTTTCCTGCTCGTCGAACGTTCTAAGCCCGGCCGTTATCTTAATGTCAATGCCTTGAGTCTTCGCCTTCGCAATGAAGTCAATAGCCAACGGCCGAACTTTTGGATGTAGTTTTTCGATCATCTGTAAAGCATTTTATCCGTCACCGATGTATTATCCGCAACGCACTGGGAAAACATATCCATCATACTATTTTTGATTGTTCCCAATAGACCGAAAACAGTTTCCCCGGCGGTGTAAAGAATCATTGGCGGATCTCCGATAAGGTTTTCATCTTGTAAACCAGAGTCGGGAAGCTTCAAATCCGAAAGAACAAAATCGTATCGTATCGATCTTATCATTCGCATTGCCGAGGCTCCATCGGTAACTGAATCAACTTTGTATCCTTCCTTTTTAAGCGACTCAACAAGCTCCAATCTTGCCGTATCACTATCCTCCACTATTAGGATTCTCATTTTTGAATTTATATTTAACAATGTAAAAGACTTCTGAATGGGCTTCAATAATCTTTGAATTATTCTGTATTACCGCTGACGACTCACTGATTTTAGTAATGACTTGCACAATTAATGCCTTCATTTCTTCGTTGTTTTTCTCATGTTTTCGGCTGTTGGACTTGTGTATGCTGGCGATATAAATCCCCATACCTCCGACAGTTGCCGATAAACCTAGTATAAAACTAACAAGAATCTGAACTTCACTCATTACTAACTCTTTTGTACGCCTTTAAAATGTGTTTCCTCACTTTTTTACGTTTAATCTTATTCAAATACCTTCTCAAAAAACTCAATCCAAACCAACTAAACGCGAATATAGTCGCTCCTAATACTGCTTGCCATTCGAGATTCTCCATTGCCAGTTTGCGTAAATTATAAAGCATACAACCGAAACTACGTTCATACTAAAGGGCAATATAAAATACCAACTATCTTTTGAATAAGTCAATGGGAGAAACTCCCATACGTTATTCCCTGTTATCCAATAATCCGCAAAATCCGCTACACCAACAAAGATAAAAAACCTGTCAGTTTTAATGTCATGTGGCCTTTGTGAGTTATCCCAGACCATCCACAATAAAATCAGGTAAATCAAATGCTCCATGATGTAATAAATGTGAGTGCGTAAATACATCTCACTCGCATCACCAAAGCAAATTAACGATCTACATTCTGCCCCTTGCGCCTCACGGACAGATTCAAACGCTACCCCAAAAAGGAGTATAATAAATTGTATTCCGGCTCTTAATGACATCCTCCAGGAGGGCAGCCGGGAGGTTTGCCCATTTGAATGTTCGTGTACGTTCTGATGTGTTCGTGGTGCATAGCGATCGTAAAGTCGCTAATTAGCTTTAGAACCCTTTCGCTCGGCTCGTCTTCCGACCCTGATTGAAAGTTCAGGAACGTAACCCCATAATACCATGTGTGTAATTTTTCTTCCATATCAATATTCTTTACCGTCCTCTCCTATAAACACTATTTTACCAGTGGCCACGTCCCACTGCGTTTTAACTATATTCAATCTTACAACCGGAACCGGTGGGCTAAATTGCTGAATGATCCACTTTAAAAGGCTGTCTTTGCCAGGTGTTACATCGTAGGCCGCCGTCCATGCATCGTGTGGATTCCCTGTTGAATTGGTGAGCGACCGTAAATAATGCAATGGTTGAACGACTCCGTCTACTGTCTGAGTTTCGGATCCGCATTTATTGTAGCCATCGATGCCGCCTTTGTCCCAATCGTACCGCATTATCATGTCATTAACGTGGTGAACTGAGTACCCCGGAACACGGCGAAGATTGCAGAACGGGCCTAACTGACTGTCGTAATATCCACAAACCGGCGCAATAGCTTTTATATATCCTTTTTTATCGTATCGAAGTAATTGCCAAGATCCGCGCCCGCCTAAACTTAAGCCCGTCACAATTATTTCATCTGCCTTCCAAACTTCTTTTACCTGGTTTACGAACCATCCGTCTGTATTTGTTAACATCCAGTAGTCAAAATATGGCGAGTTTGGAAGTTGTGGCGCAAGGATGTTGAAAGGAAATTCAAACCCGGCTTTGGCTTTGGCTGCGTACCCTTGACCGTCTACCTTACTCAATTGGCTGCCGTCTGCCGGCCCTTCAGTTCCAAGTCCGTGTAATGTGATAACCCAATCATCTGACGCAACCTTAGCCTTATAAACTACGCAATTAATGTTACCTATCTTCGTTGTAGTTCTGGTCATCTGCCCAAAGCATATGGCAGGAATCAGTAAGAAAAGTAAGGTTAGTTTTTTCATATTAATCATGTACTAAAATTTCAATTCCTGTTACTAAACAATCTCTTGAATCTATCGCATCAAAAGCCAAAGTAATATTTCCACTCGTTTCCGGAACATCTGTAAAGCTAATGGATGAATAATTATTATAAGCTGAATATTGTGATTTTGTTACTGAGTTGCAAACTACCTGTAGCCTGTTATTTGCCGCAAAGCTTGACCCGTCATCGTTGGCTGCTAGGTGGTGGTGATAAATAAAGATGTCCACAAGCTTTCCGGTTGGAATACCGCCAATAGTTACTACCCCGTCATTTACCGCGTTGTTTACTACAAATCCCTGTAAATTGATTCGGTAGTCGTCAAATCCGTGTGACTTTTGCCGGCCAGCGTTGTTCGATGATGCACTGCCATCCCTTGAACTGGCTGCGCATTCTTGTGTCATTGTTAAATCAATTGTGCTCGCTCCGTTACCAACATCAACGATATTTGTAATCCCGTTACCAGTGGCAAAGCTTGTCCAAATATTGTAACCAGTGTTTAAAGCTCCAAGTCCTGAAGTCTGTGGACTAACATAGTACCTCGTGCCTGACTGGTTGATTGTAGTGAGAAGCGTTGCCAACCTAGAAAGTAACGCTGTCTTTGGTGCTCCGCTCGATAGCGCGTCTACCTGTTGTTTAGATTCGCGATAGTCGACAATATCAAGTGTCGCCTCTGCATTATCCGTGAATTGTGTCGCCTGAAGTGTTGCGTCTTTATTGAACTTTGCCGCGAATTGGAAGAAATTATACTCAGCGGTTGCCGGGTTGTAAACATGGTCGTTCCATATTCCTGAGTTGTGTGAATCAGAAGCACCCGTGTAATAATAACTACCACGCGCTGCTGGTGTTTCTTCACGCCATGCACTAAAGTCTCCGTTTGCCCAATATAATGATCCTCCAATTGTCTCTCCAAATGTGCCATCATTTGTACCATGATGCTGCCAAAACCCTATACCGTAGTAATTCGCCCAACCAGTTTGGAATGATGGCCCTGAAATCGGTATAACTGATGCTATCTGTGAGTATCGTGCTTGTAGAATATTATAAGCCCCAATCGCTCCACCACTTAAACCGGTATAAGAAATTCTATTAGGATCATACTTTACTCCATCCGCTGTTAATTCTGTTAAGATATCATCAAAATGCCCAGTATTTGGGTCTCCATCACCAACCGTATACTCACAAACGACTACAATGTGATCATAAGTTAAATCATCCCACGACCCATTATTGAGGTAGTAATAAAGCCCTTCGCCTTCATTTACCCGGTTCGCCCAGGTGCGCATTCCGTAACCACCAAAAAAAACCATCAATGGTAAACTTCCCGCCGCCGCCTGGTCGTAACCCCTCGGTTTGTAAATGTAATATTCCCGTCCTGATTGGTAGTTACCACCACTTGCGAAAGATGGAGCGGATAGAGTCGTATTCCCAAACGCACCACGATAAGAATTAACAAGTAACTGCCCGTTACAGGAAAGTGAAAATAAAAGAAGTACGTAAATTAATATCCGCATTAGTATCCGATTAAGGTTACTTTAAGACCGGCTGCAGCAGTAGCGCCGTCAACCGAAACAATATCCACTGTTATCACCGAATCGTCAGATATCGCGGCATCTGAAATAACTACCGGCGTCGCCGCTGTTGTACTTGTCGTCTCTGTATTGTCAATAGTTAAGTTTGTGGAAAATATTGTAGTCCCGTTTTCCTTTACATTTATGGTTACCACTGTACCGGATGATTGAGCGGTTGTGAGCGATGCCCGAACGCCTGTCAAAGTCAAAGCGTAAGGCATTCTAAAAGTTACTTTTGCGGTTCCGGTCGTTAATGCTGTAACCTCATCAGAAGCCGCTGCCATAAATGCTTTGTTAGCTGCCATTTGGCGAACTTCTCCGCTTGGAGTTTTCCAATACGGCAAATCATTAGCACTGTTGGAATAAAATAAACCGCCGCCGGTCGGATTTCCTGAAGGGTTAGTTAAGGCTGTTTTAATGTAAACAACCCCAGCGCCGCTTCCATAAGAAGGAGTACCACCAACCAAAGAAGTATTTGTTCGTGATGCTGTTAATCCACCATTAAGTTCTACAGAGTTTGGGTTTAATAGAACGACCCCGCTTACTCCACCAGCTCCTAAATTCATTGCCCCTTGTGAGCTGACCACTAGAACTGCATCACTTGTAGAGTTAACCGCAGATAAGGTTTTTATAGCATCTGAATTGCTCGCGCTACCTAAAGTTAAAGCCGCTGTACTTGAAGAAAAGAACCCCGAAGCAACTGCGTTAGTCCCGTTAGACTTCATTAACTCATTGCTTGCTGCTGCGTTGGTTATGCCTCCACCTGAATACTGAGGAATGTTTAAAGTCCCTGATGTGTACGTTGCCGCTCCGCTTGTTCCTGTTGTGGTTAAAGTGAAAGGTAATGCCCAAGTAGGTGGAGTAGAGCTTCCGTTACTTAAAGCAACTTGACCAGCCGTTCCGCCGTACGTTACATTTCCAAGCTGACCAAAGGAGTGAATTGAAATCAGTAGAAGAAATAAATTGATTAATATTTTTTTCATTATTTAAAGCCCTGCGGCGGTTAGTGCGTTGTGTAAAATTGTATAGTCCATTGTGGAAGCTTTGCCTATCTGTACAGACTTGTAACCGAACCACCAATTATCTTGAAATGTTCCGGAGAGAACACGACCTCCAAATCCAGTAGGCTGATCCACTAATACTTGCGGGCCTGTGATTGTGTGTGGCGTACCAAACAAAACACCATTCTTAATGAATTGCATTTGATCACCAATTACCTGCATACCTATTCTGTCACCAACCGTGAAGTTAGCCGCAGCCGTTGTTATCTCGTCACCTGATTCTGTATTGAATCTTCCTACAATGTTTGATCCATCTCTTCTTAATGAAAATGCAGTTGTGCCATCGTCCGCACCAAATAAATATCCGGGGTTATCCTCAAGGTCTGACGTGGTTAGATGAAGCATGACAAACATATCATCAACTTCAGCTTCCCTAAATGTTATTGCTGGATATATCCCTGTCAATGGCCGAGAAAAAACACTTGCCGCATACGTAACAGTCTCAGCCTCGAAAAATAAAGAAAGGTTTCCCATGGAATGTAAATAAGAGAAATCAATAGTCTGATCTCTCACATCACCAACCGGCCCTAACGCAAGAAAATCTAAATCCCAAATCAATGTATCTAATGACTGAGATAAAACTCTGAACTTTTCTTTTTTCGTCGAATCAATATCTTCAAAGAAACACGACGCTATTTGTGCGGCGACTTTCGGAAGTTTACGCGAATTTATTAACGCTCTTGAAAACATTTTTCCGGCTTCGATGCATCCGTCTGCATTCATGTGGTTCGCGTCATAAAAATATCCGGCTGCGTGAATGGCTTGATAATTAAAAGCATACCTCACTCTGTTGTTATTCTCAACAAGATCTTTAATCAATCTTTTAATATCTGATGTTCCAACCTGATTAGGAGTTGACAACGCCGGAGATACTACAAATACTCTTGATCCCGGAAACTCTGTTAGTATTGTTTCGTAATACTGTTCATGAAATGCAACCACGCTCGCAATAGGTTGATCTCTATCATTGATACCGATAGAAGAAATAATATCAATACCTGTCAAGTGTTGATCATGCATAAATGCTTTCACTACAGGTAAGTACTGTTCAAAGTATCCGCCATCCTCAACCCACTCTTCTGCTGTTGATCCGGCCACAGCCATATTCAAAATCATAGGCTTGAATCCAGTGGCTTCGTAGTAGTGTATACCAAACGCCGGGAAGATTGTTCCGACGGTAGCCCCCATTGCGTCTGACATATCAGTATCGGTTATCTCAGTCACTTCCCGCGTGATTCTGTTAACCTGAAAGACTGTATTAGGATCAGGCTCAGGGCCAGCGGTTGCGTTAGGAGCGGCAACTATAGAATCTCCAAAGCCGACAATCGCACGCTTGCCGTCACTCGTTACAAAGATTTGAAACTTCTCGTTTACCTGCCCATGCGCAAGGGCACTAGAAAGGAGTATTAATAAAATTATATTTTTCATCTTACCACTACCGTTTTAGCTGTCTCTTTAATCACTTCGTTTGTTCCAGCACTTGCCTGTACAGTTACAATTAAATTATTATTAAGGTTCATAGTAGCAGCTCCGGCACTATACGAAATCATATTATAAGCTGTCGAATTATTTGTTGAAAGCTTTACGTTACATTTCTGTGTTGCTGCACCTGTACGTATGATCTGGATTTCTAAGGTCCAATAATTAGTACCAGAAGAAAGAACAAAATTACCGCTATCAAATATTGTACTACCTTCAAAGTAAACTCGTATCCTTTTATCGTTAGCGCTACTTGTAAAAGTGCCAGATAATTTTGACTCTACAGATTCACCATCAACCACTAAAGTATTTGCTGGCACATCGTAATTATATAAATCTGTTTCAGTTGTACCACTATTAGTGGTTTGTGAAGTGTTGGTATTTAGTACATTTTGAGCAATAGCCTGTACAGATGTATTACCATATTGGTCAACAACAATATTTTTATAAGCTAATGCGCTCCCCGACACAAGAGATGGCATTTGTATATTACCAAGATAGTCTATGGTAAGCCTCGAAAGGTCAGCAAATCCAACACGAAAATATAACGACCCGGAATTGTTCGCGCTTATTGATAAACCATTTGGTGCATTACTGTATAACAACCCTGAGTTTGGTAGATAGCCGTTGGCTGTAGCTTTTGTTCCAATGTAAGTTTGATAATCTGCGTCATTAATTCCGTATACAAATGATCCTGTAGCCGTACTAGTATTATCAGCAATTAAGTAACTACCCGAAGATGATGATTTTGTAAGTGTTAAAGATGTTGTACTCATAGTTAAATCAGCACTTCCTGCCGCTGTGTTAGTTCCCGTGCCGACAAGTACTTGACCCGTCGAAACCGTTCCGCTAAGACCATCACCCCACTCAGGGATCAATCCTGCGCTAACCCTTAACACCTTACCAGCGGTGCTGATTGGCAACCTCGCAGCAGCGCCACCTGTAGTACCATAAATTAAATCGCCCTCGGTAGTTATCGGGCTTTCAAAAGCGTCTGCGCCAACTCCACTAACAGTAATAATTGGAGCGGTAGAAGATATATATAAAATCGTTCCTGTCTCACCGGGCGCTAGTACCGAAGCCCCCTCAGAAGTCACGCCGGTATCATCTACAAAATTAACATCATCCGTTCCTTTATTAACCAATTCAATTTTTGTATCCAGAATAAGATTGTCAATGGTTAGATCAATTGGCGACGAGCTATCAAATATTATAACGTTGTTGTTGTCAGTCTGCACCGTTGCGCCATCCGCTGTTAATATTCTATAAACGTTCTCTACGTCCGAAGCTAACACAGGGCCACCACCGCCTCCTGAAATAGAACTTACCGCCCTTCTTACTACTGACTTATCAGAGTTTTTTATAGCTAATACATATGCTGCAGTGTCGAGTGCCGGGAGAGTTCCGGGTAGTTTTATTTGACCTGATCCACGGGTTAATGTTACGTCAGTTCCAACGCTCACGTTTCTATCGCCGTAAGTTGCCACCGTGCCTCCTGTGGTTGTTGTAACGTTACCTCCTGAAGTCTGTCCTAATCTTGTAGTCCCTGATTCTGCAACAAATCCAGACCCTGCGACAATATTAATATGACCTAAGTTGCCAATATCAATATGACCCATGTCAGTGATTTCTAACGTTGGGTTTGTTCCTGTTCCGTCAATTATAACGTTGTTACTTAATACAGAACCAGCGTCTAATACTTGTTGTAGTGTAGGGGTTGAGCCTGAACCACCACCAAAGCTAAAAACATGATCGTACCCTGAACCGTTATAAAAATCCCAGTGAGGTGTAGCAGCTTGTGCATTCCAAAAGAAGTCACCGTAATTTTGCCCGTGTCTTGTTGCCGAAGCTGAAATATGCGCCGCCGAGTCAGTTACCACACGGGTAAATACACTGCTAAAAGCCGCGCTACCAACCTGACCGAAAGAAGCAATTACGCTCGTTACAAATATTAAACTAAGAATTATTTTTTTCATAACTCAGATTCTTTCTTTTTGAAAAACTTCCTTACCTTTTTAAATCCGAATATAAAGGCATCCCATACCACTCCTGACCCTACTAAGTACAAATCATTCCAACCAAGTTTTGCCTCCACTCCAAACAAAGGAGCAAGTGGATCAACACTTAAATTTCTAGCTCCTATCCAGAGTAGTAGAAAAATACAACCAAGCGAACCGATCCATGTTTCGTAATGAGTTTTAGCGTACATCTTTAAAGTAACAGGACTTTTTAAAATCATTCTCACGCCGTTAGCTAAAAGTGTTTTCGAGTTATCATCTAACCCATTACTTGCATTAATGTATTTTACAATTTCAGGTTCGTACTCGCTGCCGTCTCCCTCTTGTTTTACTACACTAAATTCGGCCCAATTCCATAGAAACCAACCGAGTATGCTAATGAAGAAATTCATAATTTTATACGTAAGCGTTTTGAGATATATCTATTTTCCAGTTAGTCCCATCAAAAACAGCGTGACCTTTGAAGCTCCCAGTTCCGCTTGGCTCCCATTCTTTTGATCCTGTCGCCTCCCATCTTGAGTCATCCATTGTAACAGTTGACGGGAATGTTAGTATAGCAGCAACGTTAGAGATGTTCAAAACAAAATCAAATTCTAATGCCTCAGAGTCATTTGAGAACGCAATAGTTTTCGGAGTTGCAAAAGATGTTAATCCCCAGAAAGTTCTTTTCTGTTTTAACTCGAAATCGAAAGTTATTGTACTGCCAGTTGTTGCGGGTGTTACCACATCAAGCACAAGGCAAAAGCTATCGATCATGTTTACAAGCATGTTTCTTACTCGTAGTTTTGTATTAGCTCCTACTGCTGTTTCATCCCGTATTACGTTGGCCTCTGTTGTTAATTCGGCTTTAGTTTTTATACTCATATTACATTGTGGGTATAGCTGTTTTTATGTGTAAGCATTATTTGCGCAGGCTTTAGGTTATATTTTTGATCTCTCTTTGTCAGTTCATACGACCCGCCATCTAATGAAATCTCAATATCGTTAACTAACACGCTTCCGCTTATTGAGTGCTGAAGTATCAATAATACTTTTCTATGCATGTATCTTGGCAAATCATTTAATATCAGATTTGATTTTTCTTTCAGCGTTGAAGCAGTGTTTATAACCATTTCAGTAAGTTCCGAAACCTTTTCAGTTGTGGCGAAATCAGGTTCAACAAACTGACCATCTAAATCTATTGAGAAATACGGAGAGTCTTCATCGTAAATTAACCCAGCAAAATTATTGATTGATCTGAATTGAATTACTACCCTTCCGTCATGGTTAGAATTAACCCATTCATAAACAAATTCAACCGAATCAGAATAAAATAATTCTATTTCATCTTCAAGATCAACAGCCTTTTGAATTATTTTAAATGTCAAAAACTTATTACATAATGAATAATCGTATGGCGAAAATGAAACAGAGTTTAAATAGTAATTTGCTGGCACCGCTGGCACTACTGCTGTCGTCTGAGTGCCCGATACAGTGTTGATAATGATATCAATGTCGGACCCATCACTAACTTCTACACCTATTTTTGTTTCTGTTCCAAGTGATACGAATGTCAACGTAACAGAATCAGTGCCACCAGGACTTGCTGGAGTTGTTTCGCTAACGGTTTGTATTACATTGAACGAATTGTCATAAGCTCTAAGGTATAATGTTCTTGGATTACTTGTGCCCGAGTTGTAGAGTTTTGTATATGTTATCGTAATGCTGTAAGTGTAGCCTAAAATAAATGCAAATCCTGAATGTAATATTTCCGATTCACCAGGTGTAAACGGACCTGACCCCATAACATTAACACCAGGCGTCGCGCTAAGTATCCAATCTGCTAAAGATGGCGATATACTTCTTGTTAACCACGTGCTTAGGGCAGATATAGACATGGCTGACGTTACGCCTCCACTCGATGGTATTCCGTCATCAGTCTGAGTGAAATTAATTGTTTCAACCTCTTCCCCGTCCTCTAAAATCGATAGTCTTAATTCCTGATCGTCATCCGCGCCGCCTAAAACTTGCAACTTTCTTAACCCTGTGCAAAGAAACTTTTGATGAAAGCAAGCGTCTTCCGTGTATGCTTCCTGCTTTATATTAAAGCTTTCCTCGCCTGTAGGCCAAAATTGAATTTCGCTTGCGTTAGATACTTGAAAGCTCATTTCAGGAAATTAATGTATCAAAATTAAGAAAAGTTTTCATATTGGGAATAGTTTTCATTTATGGAGTTTCATAATCACCAAACGAAAAGTCGAACGTAGCGTCCCATGTACGCCCACCTGAGAAGATCAGTCCGCCAGGTGGAACTGTGAGAATATCAAACTCGTTTTTAAACTTCCCTATTATCTTGACTTGTCCGCTCATTATCTCGAATTGCATGTCGTCAATAAAAAAAGGCTCATGATCTTCCTGTGATTGGCTTATGCCGATAGCTAAATTTCTATTTGCATCGATGGTTTTGAACTGCTCAAATGTTAAATAGTGCTCAATTTCAAAGATTTTAGGTATCCATAGGTAAGTCGAACCTACTGTAATATCAGAGTTTTCGGCCAAAGGATTACCACCGTAGTCATCCGGCGCTGATCCTGAAACCATTTCAGAAACCATATCATAGTTCCCCTCGCCACCGGTAAACCTGAATACCGTTCCGATGTACTTTTGAAGTCCACCTGACAAGTAATCTAACCAACGCAGGAAGAATCGTGCCGGTGTGTGGTGTTTATTATAGCGGCTGGCCTCGTTCAGTAGGTTGGTTACGCTGTCAAAGTCTTCGTTTAACCTTGGCGTGTAAGCATTTGGGCCTGTTCTGGTTACCTCAATAACCCCTATGTTGTCATCAAATTTATAATCAGCCGACAATGTTTTTCTAGTCCTTCGTGCTTGTTCAATTGTAAGCCCCTGAAATATCCAGGTAGTAATGTTAGTAAATACCCGACCGATGTTTTTTAAAATAGACGCTGATGTTCTGGAATACGTGTCATCAATCCCAAAATTATCCTCGGTTTTACCAGTGGAAGCACCCATTTTTGCCCCGTTGAAATAGTCTGGCCCGTACTTCCTTTTGATCCTTTGAACCCCTGAAAGTAATGTTGACATTGATGTCCCGTCGTATGCACTTCTTTTTGTCCTTATTACAATCCTATCATCTCCATCAATAGTTTCGTACCCCAAAGAAAGATTAAACATAGGATTAGCACCCTCCCAAAAATCCTTAAAAGAGATAGAAAAAAGTTTTTCTGATAATGTATAACCCCTGGCGTGGATAAGTTTTATTAGCGCGTTTTTCCACCAATCCCCAGAATAATCGTAAATCCTTGCCTGTGTGTAAGGACTCCCAAGTAATTCACTGTGAAACTTATCTGGTTCGGTTATTCGATCACAAATTGATGCGGCAACATCGTGTTGAAGAAATGATTGAACTGTTGTGTCTTCGTATTCAGATGCCAGGTCGAACGTTACTAAAGAATCAGTAATACCACCAAAAATTCTATTCAAATCTACTGTACCGCCGCCGACCCCGTTTATATCGCCTGTGAAATCTATATAAGTTCTTATCGTATCGCCTGCCAATAAATCAAACTGAGTACTGCCTGATAGATTGAAATCAAATTCAGGCATGTGGATATCCATAGTTAACGAGAATGCTTGACTCAATGTAAAAGAGTCAATTAAAACTGCGGTATCCCTGTTCTTTTGTGCATAAAGTTTTATATCCCAGTCCACGGTACCGTCCTGCGGAGTTGTGAAACTAAGCAATATACTCATTGCTAAATCAAGATCGAAAGTAACATCAATCAACCCTTTATCGACTTGCATTTCAATAACGTCAACTACATCGGTTAAATTGGTTGGGCTTAAGAATGGTATTGAGTATGAGTTTACTATTTCTTTTCGGTTCAGGTTTGCGGTCTGCCCTGATACAAATCCAAAGTTCCCATTTTGTTTTAATACAACATCCGAAACATAGTTATAAGATGCCCAAACAATATTAGTTACCCCAATAGTAACAGGGTAGGTTTGTTGTTTCCAAACGGTTCCTGCCTGCCCGCCGTATCTTATCTTTACAATAGCCCCCTCAAGTTCTATGTCTGTATTCGCATCGGGTGAACGTGTCCACGCGCCTGAAGATTGAACCCATTTACCGTTTTCTTTTGCATCAGATTGATCTTTTAACAGCGTCGTCGTTCCTGCTATTCCTACAAACCCGTCTATTATCTGAAGTCCTGAAAGAGTAACATTAGCAGTAGATGCGCAATCACAATCATCCAACGTTTCTGTCTCTCCACTATGTCCATCATAGGTAGTAACCTTTCTGATTACCTGGGATGGCATTTGCAAAGTCTCAGGAGTGTATACCGTAACCGCAGCACCATCTAAACTTAGTGGCGATTGAATATTTACCGGAACATCGTAACGGCTTATAAAATTACGCCACATTCCGGTCTGTACCGGTGTAAATTCTAGGTAGTGATCCAATTCTAACCCCTCTACGATAGTCTGAATGCCGACCTCGCCCGTGTAAAGCGTTTCGAAAACATAACCATCTACTGAGTATTCAACTAAAACATCAATAACGGCATCAGGCCCGTAAACAGCCTCGATATTCTTTATCCAATCCCTACGCCCGTCTTGCGTTCCGTTAGATCCGTATGCGCGAAAAGGGCTTTTAAACTCCTTTACAAGTGTGTGAAATTCTACGTGTCTGGACAATCCAATAATAGCCGATACCAATCCTTCCGGTTCGCTGGGCGTTACAGTGCCTTCAATTGCGTGTGTTAGCGTAGTCCTCCACCTCATTAAGACCAATATTTACCTAAGTTTATACTACGTCTTATCTTAACATTACCTTTCGCGTCCTCCATTGCTTCATAAATAGTCGATCCACTCCGAACTAATGAAGGTGCTTTTGCAGGCTTTATATTTTGTAGGTTGTTATTTACTTGTTTCAACTCATGCAATAATGCCGGATCGCTACTCGTTACTTGCCTGCTTCCTCCGTTTTGTTGTAATGCACCCATTGCCAGCATGCGCATAGTTTTATCGTGTGGAACTATTTCTGTTCCACGTGGAATATCCATGATAGTGGCCGATGAAGGAGTAAGCTCCATTCCGCCGCCTGGTTTAATCATTAACTCTGTTCCTAATTCCCCTACTTGCGCGAATCCGCCAGGGTGGTTATCTGTACCTTTGAAGTATGAAGGTATAGGTTGTGAAGCTATAGCCGCTATTTCAACCGCGCCAGCTGCTGCCGCAAGTATCGCCAAATATGGAGTCCCTAATAATTTCGTAACAGCCAAAGCAGTGTTTATAACAGCCTCTGCCAATGCCAATGCCTTATTTATTTGCGCTGACTTACGGGCCTCTGCTCTGCGTCTTTTTTCTAATTCAAGTTCCTTTAAAGCTGCCTGAGCCTTTAATCTGGTCTTAGCTTCCTCATTATCTCCCGCCGCAATTAAATCCTGTTGCAATCTTTCCTCATTGGCTGTGCTTTCCGCGTCAAGTTCTTGGATTCTTTTCGCTGATATATTTGCGAATATCTGGCCTATATTTCCCGCAAAGGCGTTGAATTGGTCTTGTACGTCTTGGATTATACCTACCCACTTTTCGCGCATCTTCTCAAATTGAAATGATGCTGTTTCGCTTACCTTTTCAAAAGCAGGACCGAAATACGCAACGATATTTTTAGCTGTCTCTTTAGCGGATCCTGAAAGATCAATATTTTTCTTTATGGTTTTATCGATCTCTTTGCCGGCCGCTGTCATTCGGTCGGTTATGGCTTTTTCTTTTTCGGCCTCACCTTTCTTTTCCTCCTCGTCAAGTGATTTTAATTGCTTCCTGAACTTTACCGTATTATCAAACCGTAGCTTTTCAGCATCAGTTACCCGCGCTTGAGCCTCAGCAACTTCTTTCAGTGCTTCTTTGTCGTCACCATTCGCGTCTCTTTTTAGTTTTGCAAGCGTTAAAGAAAGACGGGCAAACGCAACTTCCCTATCAGATAGTTGAGTTTCTAATGCAATGGCTTCCTCTAATGCCTTTCGTTTTGCAGCACCTTCTAAAGTAATTGCTTCCTCCCTAAGCTTGGCAACTTTTAGATTAGTTTCGGCACGTTCAACAATTAATTTCCTTTCTTCAGCATCTATTTTTGCCTGAACTGCGGCTATCTTATTTCCGTAAGCAATGCCCGCATCGACCAGTTTAGTGGTTTCGTTAATTAGTCCTTTGATCTTATCGGTGGCGTTCTCCACTCCCAGCCCTACTTTAGCAGCGGCATCTACCGCAACCTTTCCAGCTTCCGCGAATTGTCCTTTGAATAATAATCCGATGGCCTTACCTAGTTGTGGAATTAGTTCAAGCAACCCGACAAACCTATTTACGATCTGATCTTTAAAGAAATTTCCTATATCCTTAAGGGCTTGTTGTGGGTTAGTGAAGGCATCAAATAACGCCTCACCTACTGCCTCAACAACGTTCATGAACTGTTCGAATATAGCTGCACCAACGGCTGTAATTTTGTTTAAACGGTTCTGTCCTTCTTCTGATCCTTTGAAATAAGATGTCAAGGCAAATAAAGAAGCACCCAAAGCCGCTACAACTATTCCGATAGGAGTAGCTATGAACGCTAAAGAAGCCTTAAACATTCCGTAAATACCATTAGCAGCACCGGCTGCACCTGGGGCGATCTGCTGAAAAGATGCCCCGGCACGCTTAAATGAGTTTTCGTAATCCCCTACATTATCCCGGAAATTTCCCAAGTTACCGTTGAGCGCCTTAACAGATGCGTCCTGCTGTTTGATTATGGCCTCAAGTTGTTTGCCTTCCTTGGATGCACGCGCCTCTTCTGTCGCAAGCTCCCTGTATGCTGCCCGATTCTTTGCTAGAGCTGCTTCCAATTGTTTTAACGAAGAGTTTTGTGCGTTTATGGATTGCGCGTTCTTTTCCCCTAACGTAGTGGCGTCTTTCGTTGCCTGCTTCACATCGTTCAGGGCTTTTTGTTTTGCCCGGTATGCTTCAGTGTTACGTGCATTCGCGGTTTCAATTTGCTTCTCTACCTTCTGTAATTCGATTTGAGCCAATGAAAGTTTTTCGGTTTCTTCCCTCATCGACTTAGTAGACTCTGCTGCCTTGATGTTCGTGCCCGCCTCCTTGCCTGCCTTGATTAAATTCATCAACGCAGCGGTGGCAACATCAAAGTTTTGTGCAAGCTCTAATGGGGAGGCAAGTGCTTCCTGGGAAATAAGATCAGGTTTATTTATTTCTGCCATTCGCTTTGTTGTTAGCCTCCTGTTGCGCCCTTTCTTTTGCCTTTAATATTTTTTGATACTCATTGTATGCCGATAGTTTAACCGTATCCGGTACAGTAAACCCGAGAGCAAAATTCAAATGAGCCATTACTTCCTCGAATCCGTGTGCCTTCGTTTCTCCCCGCGCTTCAAACATCCTTTGAAGCTCCTTTTCTTTCATGATTGCCCGAGTTACAAGGTTTTCGCACTTGTGCAATCCATCGGTAACACTATCCATTATTGTTTGAGGGCTTGTTGTGTCGATCAAGTACCCTTTATTTTTTAAATCCGATATGTACTCCCAATCAATAAAAAACCTAGTCAGCGCTACCAGAATAAGCGTAGCCCTTATAGTTGTGTGGTCGTTCATCAGTAACGAATAACCTTTCATTAATTGAAAGAATGCGTTATACTGATTCGTGCCAGTTTCTTTTTCCTGCCTCTTTACTAAAGTTTCCCATGCCTCTAAACAAGTTTCCGAATTGCTTTCACCTTCTTTTACCAATTTAAGAAAGTTTCCAGAATTGGCAATATAAATGTATAGCTTTAAGGTTATGTCCTCATACGTGTATAAAGTTGCGGAGGAACTTTTGAAGGTCTTCCAAAACATAAGACCGCGCAAAATCGGTGAGGTTTGTTTTATTGAGTCCATAAATATCATCCGGGTTTTCTCCTTTCGATTCCAATAGATCCGCAATCTTTCCTGTCTTTCGGTCGCTTGATTCAAATACTACTGGAAACTTTTCAGCCTTCACAAAAAAGCCTCTGTAAAAATCCCCTGTATCAAACAAAGTCATTGGCCCGGCCTGCTTACCAAATACCTCTACCGATCTTCTTGAGTACGGCGGTAGCTTCTTTCCTTTCGAATCCTCACCGCCGAATAACTGATCGGTGTTCATGTTCGTAGCAGCCTGTTCGTTACTTTGAACCGCTATCAAAACTTCCTTCTCCATCCTTTCGGGTGTGAGTTGGTGAAGTTTAGAAGTCAGTTCAAGTAATTTCCCCATAAAGTAAGGGCGAGCTTTCACCCGCCCCCAATAAACAAACCCAAAGACTAAGGGAACGGTACGGTTAATGTCGTTGCTGCCGACTCATATTCTGAAGTCGAAAGAACTTGTACAGTTCCGGTTGCTAATGCAGTTCCAGTAAGCGTGTAACGTCCAGGTGTAGCACTGACAGCCGCCGCAACGATTGTTTGCGTAGATCCGTCAGAAGCTTTCACGACCTTGAAATTAGCGGTTACCAATCCAAGTACAGCGGTATCATCGCAATGAGTTGCAACGTCTACAGTGATAACGGTAGTAGTCGCTGAAACCAAAGTGACATCAACATCAACTATAGACACAAGCTCGTTGATGAAATCAACCGCGTTATACATGTACCCGTTTTTGTTAAGCTCTTTGCTATCAGCAAAAGCAACAACAACAGGGGATTTTGTAGATACTGTGCCATCATTGAACTTGAACCCTTCAGGATTCAAAAGCTGAATTGACAAACCGGCGAAATCACCATTTGACAAAAGCGTGCCGATCAGGTAACCGTTTTCATCTCTCAAAAATGCTCTACCGTTTGTTCTCTTATGTGTGTACATTGCTTTGTGCAAGCAAAGGTTTTCACTCATTGAGAAACGGAAACGGTATTTGTTATCCTTTACCGCGAGGTAAGCCAAAGGCGTATCCTCGTATACAGGAGCAACCGAAATATCTTCAACCAACTTAAACGCTGGCCATACATAAATACGGCTTGTTTGAGTCAGGTTGACTAATGCGGCTTCCAAGTACGCTTGTACTGCTGCATCGCCAGAAGCGAGTGTAGCAGCGGGAATAACGAAGCTCGTAGGAGTTTCAATCATCCCTGTTAACATGCCTGGCAACTCATTACAGTTTACCAGACCTAAGTTTTTAATATCTTCTGCTGTGCATGCCATTTTAGCAATATTTTATTTTGTTGTTAATACGTAAATTTGTCAACTCAACCGCGTCTAGCGGTGTGTTGAATACATAAGCTATGTTCCCTTGTGTTGCTTCTACTCCGTGGTGTAACATATCCCTTTTCGTGTGCGGAGGTGTCCCCATATCCCCATCCCAGGTAAACCCGAAACGTTTTAAGCGATCCAAAAACAACTCGTAAAGAGGGTAAAGAATTGGCTTTACTACATTCGTATAACGATTTGGAGCGTCATACTCTTTTTTAGTGTGGTCCAAAATCGCTATATTTAAATTGTAGTTCACAAGCCCGTTTTTTACATCTTCATTGGTTGGTAGTCGCAACGCTATGGCTGGGTAAACTTTCCCTTTGTTTGATCCGCTGTCTCTTTTTATCATCTGGCTGTTTATCTCTACAGGTGTTCCGTAGAAAAAATACGGTGAATCTAGTCCGGCTTCAATGCCCCACTTCGCCGCGTCCTTCGCGCTTAAGTTTCGCATTGAAACTACAACCTCTTCGATTTGTTCAGGAATACTTTTTATCATATCCCAAAAGTGTTTCGTGTTGGTTGTTCACTAAATTCGTACGCCAGATAATCAGGAAAGTCCTGGAATGTTTCGTCAAACGTGTCATCAAAAGTGCCGTCAGCGAAGTTTGTGTAGTACAAGTACCCGTAAAGAGTATTGTAAATCTGACATGCTCCACCCACTTTGTGGCTCCAATCATTCCACGCCCGACAAATCTGTACCCCAGGATCAACAGGAATATTGTTCTCTGTTTTCGGAGTCACGAAACCATTACCGGTTAATTGTTGTGCGGTGTACTCTACCCAGCGCGAGAAGATCAAAGCTGTTAAAGCCTTGACCATTCCCGCCCATCGGTAGTATTTGCCGCTAACTAGGTAGGTGTTCCCGTTCTTCAAAAGTAACCATCTGTTACCAGTTTCAATAAGCGTCCAATCAGAACCCGCGACAGGGGCAGTACCGGTTTGCACCGTTAATGCCTCCCAAACATCATTGCCGTACACGTATTGATCACCGATAACAGTCGGAACAGTAGAAACCCACGCATCGGGCAGATCATTAAGCCCGGATATAAAAGCATCATAAAGGTTATCGCCCAAAACTTCACGCAAAAATACCTCTTCCTCAGCATCGATAAACGATTGGAACTCTTCCCCTAAACCAGGTATTGGCATAGAAGGAAGTCTATAAGGTAATGTGTTGAAGCTTGTGGCGGCGTTTACGAACATAGCTATTTTGCTCTAAACAGTTTAGCGGCGATAGTCGCACTCATTGTGCCGGTGCCGGTCCATGTTACCCTATAATAAGGAAACGGAGATCCTGCTAGTCGGTAGTGATAAGTGTTAGTTGCATCAGTTGCCGTAATGGTAGCGAGCGCGGTTTGTGTGTCAACCGTATTCATAGCTTTCCAGTTTGTGCCATCAATGCTACCCTGTAGAGTAATTGTACCGCCAACAGTTCCGCTAATCTTTGTCACTATAATCCAAATAGTGGTTGATGTTGCGGGAGCTGGACTGATTGCGTTTAGTGTTGATACATACGCAGTTGCTGTGTTTGTAACAGTATCAGTAGCGAATGAGTAAGGACTCAAAAAGCTATAAACCTGTGCCTTTGTTTCGATCGCTGAGAAGGCTACCAACCCAACGAATAAAAGTATAATTAACTTTTTCATTTGTTATTCTTTGATTTTAACCCAGCCTCGTTCTACAAGCATGTCAGCAGTCTTTTTCGCAATCTCGAACTCATCACCATCTTTGTGATAAGGATCACCTTTTAAAGACACTACTGTAACAGCGGTATCAATAACGGCATCTTTCGGAATTACAAACTCTGTTGCCTCTTGAACACCTTCACCGACTACGGTTACTTCTTGTTCTTCTTTTTTAGCTTTTCTCATGATTAAGGTATTGCGATTGCGGTTTTAACGTCAGCAATTTGGTCGTACACAAATGCAGCAGCGTGGTTTTCGCTGTAGAATTGGTGGAAACGAGTTTCGGCAATGAACGTCACTAAGTTTTTAGTGAAGTCATCATTCTCCCATCCTGGCGCAAATCTGAAATCTTTGTATATCAAAGTTTTCAGTGCATCCACCGCGAATGCCAAAATATCACCCGCAGTAATGTTGTAATCTTCGATCACAAAACCACCAGGTATAGGGCGCAAATTCAAGCCCATGTAATTACCTGCGCTGATTGCTTTGGACATTTCCATGTTCGCAACATCCACCGGATTCATCGCAACTAAGATAGGGCCGTCAATGTATGAAGCTCTGATTTGAGCGATCATTGCGCGGGCAACATCCCAGTTGTTAGGGTTTTGAGTTTGAATACCTGTCAAAGTGTATGCAGCAGCATAGTTACGGATACCAGCAGGATCAGTAGACGATGCGGCATTAGTACTCATCAACACGCGGTTGATTTCAAACTTCAATTGATAGTACAATTCATCCTGAATGTAGGAAGTCATACCGTCAACATCTTCCAAAAGTTCGGTCGCAACCTTCAAAGAAACCGCCACCTTCTTAGCCACTGATTTCTCAACAGTAAGAGTAAAGGAAACTTTAGGTTTTGCTCCACCTGGCGCAAGGAAATCAGCAGCACCGGATGCAGCAGGCACTTTCTTGTTTACCCATGTGTAAGTCTCAAGATTGGTTCTGCCTTTTGGAAGCAAGTCCCAAAGTGTTGGCTGAATACGAAGCAAGTCGATAACCTGCGAGCCTTGACGGATCAAAGGACCAGCACCCATAGTAACAGTATTCGTAAATACAGTTGTAGGGGTCATTGGAGAATCAGCGGCACGGATTTCGAGAGGATCAAGATCCGCTTTTTGTCCACCTTTGATTTTCTTGATCGCATCAGCGTTTCTTTTCTGCCAGGTTTCAACTTGAGCGCGAAGGGATAAATCTTCTGGCTTGTTTGCATTTTCGGCTTTCATTTTGGTGATTTCCTCACCCTGTTTGATGATCATGGAACGCAGTCCTTTTTCATCTTCGCCAAGCAATTCTTTGATCTTGTCAATCGGCAAATCTTTCATTGCCTCCCGCACCTGAAGTTCTACCGCTGCTTTTTCAAGCGAATCAGGCAAATCATTGAAACGCTTTTCCAGGTCTTCAACCAGCTTTAGGTTGTCGCCTGTTAATCCGTCTTTCTTGAATGTAATTTTCATTGTTTAAAATTCGTTTAAGTTTAATTTATACTCACCAACCGAGTGCAGACCGTCTTCGTTGTTCGGTTTGAGCGGATTAACATCCGGCTTTAGCGAAGCGATTGAAATATGTCTTTTAATCAGTTGTCGTAATTCTAATTGTCTTGACCGTGGTAATGACTTAATAAAGTCCTCTGTATCATCGATCAGATTTTCTTTTTCTTGGATGACTTGTTCCGGTGAACGCATCGCATAAGTTTCTGCATTGCTGCCAAACGTTACTACCGAACCTTCCATTAGTTCAATCTCGTAAAGCAAAACAGCGTCTGCGTTTTCATCGTATTCAACCTTGTCCCAGATGTAGTTAAATCCTACAGAGAATTGATTTAGCGTACCAGAACGAATTTGCTTTAACTCCCTTTCACCGATCGGGATGTCATCCAAAGCAGCCTCGAAATAAAGCCCGTAATCATCCTCTTTAAGTACAGTGAATTGCCCCGTTGGGTTATCGGTTTCATGTTGCCATAAGTGAGCAATCTTTTGCTTTGCATCAGACTTTGGCCCGCGATCTTTAATAGAACGTGAACAACATCCTTTTACAAAAATGGTATCGTATGTATCCTTAACACCCCAAACAATCAGGTAACCTTTAACGGTTCGGTCAGCTTCAACAACATCAACCTTCAAATCAACTATCTGTAGGTTGCCGTCTTTGTCAACATACGATCCGCTCATTGTCACGGGTGCGGAACGTAGTTTTAAGTCTTGTATTTTTTGATGTGTTTTCATGGCAATACTGGTTTACTTACCAATTTACTAGCGTCTTCAGGGTTCATTCCAAACAATATAACGAGACCATTTTTCTTACCTTCTTCATCTAATGCAGGATTTGCCAGCAGGTCAATAAGTGATTGCGTCCCCCCAACTCCAAGCTTAACAGCCAAAGGATCAGTGCCAGCGCCAGCCTTATAAGTGTCACCATCTGGCACAGTGTCGTAACCTCTTGCGGTTAACCATTGATTTTTAGTAATCAGGTTATTTGAATACTCTAATGAAAGGGCTTGGTCCAAAGTATTGGCCGCCTCTGCTTGCATTTTTGCATCTTCCTGAAGCGCAGCGATATGCAAGAAATTACCTACAATCTTTGCGTTGTTTTCTGCTGCTTTAAAGAACTTGTTATACTTGTTTAAGTCTTTAGTATTGTTTGGTATAACGTTGTTTTGGTATACCGCTTTTGCCGCTGTGTTACTGTTTGCGAATGTTGCGTCTATTTCCTCATAAAGAACATAAGGAAACCCATAACGATGGCAAATAGCTTTTTCGCCCGCTGTCACTGTTGGAATGATTCCCAATTGATTTACATCGTAAGACATTGGATTCCATCGCGCTGGCGTGCGAGAAATTACGTATTGATATTGCGCAAGGGTTAATCCGTATTGTTGCAACGATGCCTGAAGCTCTTCCTTTTCTTTTGTCGTCATTGGCAATACGCCCCCAACATCTGATTTGCTTTCGTGACTTATAAAGCCTAATGGGCCGCGCTTAGTAAGCAAAACATTGTTGGCCTCCATTGCCCGGCAAATGTTAGATACTGCCATGTCCAGACCAACCAAACGAGACTGAGGTAACAGAAAATCGGTTTCCTCATCCTGCATGAATGAGTCTTCAAGTATAATAACTTGGTCAGATGTGAATTTAAAATCTTTACCTAAAATACACACCTTCCACTCTTTGACTATTTCGCCTGTGGTCTTTGTGAATATTATTTGATTTGTGCTTTCTCCTTCAAATAACCATGGGGGCAAATTTATCATTGAGGTGGCATAATCAGGGGGCATGCCGCTAGGTACAAATGGAAGTACCGGGCAGAACCCGAATACCTTTTTATAAATCATTTGCTGTCCCCTGAACTGTTCCCATGATTGCATAGGGTTAGGTTGTAGTAATAATTTATTCATCCTCACAGCCCATTCAGAGGTAGCAAAATTTTCCTTGCCTTTTCCTGTAGACCTTAGAATCTCAACCGTACCAGTAATGTCGTATTCAGCCAATCTATCAACCACTGAAGCGACAGGGTAGCAATAATCATAAGCATACTTTTGCATTTGCTTAGACTTCAAACCCAGCCACGTGGCCTGATCGCCTTTTATTTGAACAGTACCATGGTTTGAATCTGTGGGGATAAAATCTATTCCTGAAGGGTTCCTGTATAGGTTTACGCCTGCTATAGTGCCAAAAAGATTTGAGATATAACCACTCATAACTCAGGTGGTTTAGGCTTATAGTAGGTTTTAATTGCGGCAATAACAGCCCACTCGATAACACGGGCGGCCAGGATAGCGGAAAGGACAGAAAAGAATATCTGCATTAATTCCTATTTTGGTATAAAAATATACCAACAAAAGAAACTATCCTAATTTGGGAAAGATTTATTTATTTAAGACGGTGATCTATAGAAGTGGGTTGAAATACCATACCTGATTTCATCCATGTGGTGGTTATCAACATCGCTCGGCACGTTTATGAACTTACCGGTTATCGGATCTTTCATCCACATATACTTTTTTCGCTCATAGTCGATGTTTTTAGAGCTTTCGGTATAGAATATGTTATACTCGTTAACTTTAGATATGCCAGGCGATATGCTATTCGGTCCCTTTCTTGCGGGTAGTGCCAACATTTCCAACCTTCGCAGCTCTCTTATCATATCACCGTCATGCTCACAGTATATTGGATCATCTGGCCCGAACCCTTCTTTTGAATAAAGTCCGTGTATCTGCCTGGCGGTTAACCCTGGGCTGTAACATAACTCATGAATGTAAATATTCTCGCCTATCCGGCACATCCTGGAACCTGCCGTTGGGTCATTTGTATACCCAAAGTCTAATGCCCCGAACTTTGGTTCGTTCCATGGAAAGTCTTTATCAGGTATCATTCGCCAATTAGGGTAAATAATCCCAGAAAGATTACCGGTTAACCCACGGGCGTACACACGCCAAAGTTCCTTATCCTGTATGTTCTCGGTTTTGTCGTGGTCTTTCTGATCAAGGAAAGGGTTATGCCTATGGTCCGAAATAATTAACTGAACGGCAGCGTTTAGATCATTGATTTTTGGAGTGGTCCCTATAAGTTTCTCATGTGCCCAGAACGGTGCTGATGGGTTATAATCAACGAACGTCCTTATACGGGTACGTTTTGCCATCTGCCAGAATATAGGCCACGCAACCCCGTTCGCTTCATTAACGAATAAGTATTGCCGCTTACCTTGCTTCGCGTTCTGTTCATCGGTAGCCCCGACAAACTCCATTATCCAGCCGGTTTTAAAGGTGATGGTCCGGTCGGTAACGTTCCAATTCTTTATCTGTGATTCAGCGTAAGGACTTGAATTGATGATTGTTTGAAAAGTCCGATATGCTCCCTTTTTAGAGTTGGGGACACTTTCGGATAGTATTGTTATGATTGGATCTGATTCGGGAGCCTTGCCAGTTGCGGCAATCATGACCAAGAGCTGAATGATGCTGTAGGTTTTTCCGCTATCAGTCCCGCCCTGATTTATTACTATGTCAGCAGTAGATTGCTGATTCTTATGGAATACCGGTCCGCAACCTTTGGCAAACATTATTTGGTTATGGCTTTATCTGATCTGTGTACGATTCGCATTTTTGAACCTTTAAACCAAATTTTATTTTACTTCATCCTCACTATCAGATAGCGGAGGTGCGTTATTGTACACATTTATAGGTGGAGGGCTTTGTATCTTCTCACCACCTGATGTGTGGTCGATCTCTGTCTTGTCTGACCATCCCATATTTTTTAAAGCGAAGATAGCACCTACTGTTCCGGTCTTTGTTCCCATCATATTCTCATACAAATTCTCGATTTTAGACCTTGCCGCTTTTATAGCGTACCCAAACCCTTCTTTCTTTTCGTACTTATAAAACGCGTCACGGCTCATAAATCCAAGAAAAAGAGTTAATCCTGTAATTGTAGGGCGGTTTTCGTAAACTTCAATTCCTCTTGCTTTGCGCTGTTCTTTGGTGGCATCCTCCTCGAATAGAGAAAAATATTCCTTAACCATGTTTTCAAGGTCTTCAACTTTGGTAAAGAAGGGCGGCCTTCCTCCATTGTCTGCATGATCCTTAGTCTCCACGAACTTATTCCCCTCCGATAGATTCGGGTTAACCTGTTCCGGACCTTTGAAGGCTTCTTTTATAGTCTCTATGGTTTCCTTATTCTCCATAACTCATTGATTTACAGAGTTTTTTGAACTGTTTATTAGCCTCTTCAAGATGGAAAGCTAGTTTCTGTGGGGCTTGCATTGCCTCTTTCGTAAGGATGTCGGAAGCTTTTATTTTATGGGATTTCCGGCCCCATATCAAATAACCTACTCCCAGCCCTGAAAGTAACGAGCTACCGAATAGTATTGAAAACATTACCGCGTTATTATCCATTATTAAATCATTACTATGTTCATGCCTTGTCTTTTGAATGGGTATACCGCACCACGCAAGCAATTTGAATCGCCTATAATAGTGACTGAACCTATTTTTATTTGTCCTAGTTCGTTTTTTGGGTAATCAAGTGATCGGTAGTCAATAGGATTAACTAAAATAAAATCAGGCTCTTTTGCTTGAATCTTTGCCAATACCTGTATAAGAATTCTATTCTCCATTCCAGATCTCTTTTAAAAGTTGAAATAGGCCACGTTTTGGCTTGATTAGCGATAGTGAGCCTTTATAGTTACCGATCATGCACATGTCGTTTTTGATCATTTCTACCGCCCTGTGCGCCTCTTTAATCTGCCTGTCAAGTTCTTGCGCCTCATACATTAATCCGGTTTCAAAAATTATTTTACCGCTTCGCATCAACTCTCGACGGATGGCTGAAAGTCTTTCCATCTTGGCTATTGTTTCTTCTGATGGTTTCATAAACGTGTCTGTAGGTCTGGTTGAGTAACTTTAACACCTTCTGTTTTTTCACCTTTGTATTCCTTCCAAGCGTTTACAAGGTCGTCAAATTGATCTTCATTATTAGGGTGATCCGTCCAAAACTCTGTTTTATCTTGAACTAATTGGAATTGAACGTAAAATGTCATTCCTATTAAAGGATCAATACTTACGATCTTACTCAGATCAACATAAGAACCCCACTTTGTTAGATAAATGCTATCCATTATGCCCAATATTCGTTAATTACTTGATTGGTGTTTAACCCAAGATCGTGCAAAACCTTTCTGATTCTAAGCCTGTAATGCTTATCCATTGATACGTAAATCAATCCAACTGTATTTCGTGGAGGTGCCGCACATTGTGGTTCCATATCGCGAATTTAATTAAAAATAACTCCGAAAACAATGTCTCCAAGCTTATATCCAACCCACGACCAGAATCCAAGCCAAACGATTAATCCTATGACAAAGCACACCTTTTGTTCAAGCGTCATTTTTCGTTCAATCCGCTTAAACCCGCTCCTAAACTTTACCTTCATTTCTTCCGGTATCTGGTTTATCGTTAAAAGATATTCCAGATAATCTTCGGGTGTTTTTACTTCGTCTGGGAGTAGGCTCATTCTTCAGGCTTTAATCCGTGTCCAATTCTCACTACGTTCTGCATGATCTTTTTAAAATGATCGAGTTTATCATTTTGGTCAGCGGCATACCAAATAAAATTACCAATGTCCAAAAGTCCTAATCCTATTGCCAATCCATATCCAGCGTAGTGCCAAATTATGGCCCATGAGATAACTTTTAATACTGTTGATATTGTGAGCCCGTTTTTCATTCGCTAAATAGTTATCTTTTTAATCTTATCCCCTTCAATTAAAAAAGCTTTGTTCTTTCTGATAAACATGGTAGCCGGTTTAAAATACGTCTTTTCGCCTTGAATTACGTAGACATTGTAATACCAAAGTTTGCCTTTTCTAATGGCTGCCAGGGTCTTAAGTTTAGAAACGGCTTCCGCGTGATTTCTGGCTTCCATCCACATAACTCCTTTTTTGAAGTTTATTGTTTGGGCTGATGCCGTGAACGAAATCAGGGCCAGAATGATGTAAATTAGTTTTTTCATATTGCTTCTCGTTTTCTGCTTCATGGGTCAAAAATTCAATATATTATTCTGTTTTGTTGGCTTCACGCGGTTGATGACTACCATTTTATTCTGTCAATCATTCTAAAAGCTTCGTCGGAAATCAGATATCCTTCTTCGTTTTCGGTCACTACATCATTGTGAACCACTTGCAAAATGCCTTTGAAGTGCTTGTTCTCTTTCCTCAACTCAGAGATCAGTGTAGCATTATTGTCGTTTATTTCGCTGAGTCTTGAAATTAACTCGTAAGCTGTTTTTCTATCGGCTTCAATCTCCTTTAATCGATCACGAAACTGGCTTGAGTGCATTTCGGCTGCTTCCGTAAGTTTATCCATCCTATAATTACAACCGGTGTTTTCGGTTAAGGATACCCAATCGATATGATTGTACCTTTTTGCTATCTCATCTTTGCAAGCTTCTAGTGTTAAGTATGGTTCATTCATGGCTAATTGATTTGAATTTGGATTGGTTTCTTTAGAGTATGTCCCGATATTTCTTCAAACTTATCGATAGCGTCTGGATGTATATGAACTTTTAAATGCGCTCGATTGCAACTGTTTTGTTTACGAGTATATTCATGCGCATCCATTGACCAAATAGTAGTGAATGAAGCTTGCGTAATTATTGCTGCATACATTAAATTGGCCATTTTAGCCGTTGACATACTGAATTCACAATCCATGTAAACAAAATCCTCTTTTTTGTAAAAAGTCTTCATTGCTTGTTAGATTTGGTTTTGACCGTTTCTTGATACACTAATGCCTTTTTCAATTGCTTCTTTGCTGTGTTCCGTGTAATAAATATGATGGTTCCTACAAACAGCCATGAAGAAATTCGTATCCAGTAGTCTTTCACCTTCTTTTCCACGTTGATGATGGACATCCTGACTTCTTTGGTCACAGTCTTCAACCTCGCACATCGGATACAGGGCTAGGTATTCGTTCCGTAGCTTCATGTATTCAGCGTTCTGGACAGCCCTCTTTTCAGATACCTTGTTAACCGGTTTAACTACCTTTGGCTTTGCCCTGTCCGCTTTTCTTCTAGCGTGGTTACAAGTAGCACAAAGCATTAGTTCTTTGTTCTCAACCCTGTCAGATCCACATTCAACGCATTCAAGCATCGCTATTTTGTTTGTCTTTTATCATAGAATCAAATTTTCAAAAACTCATCGAATGATTGACCTGGCACATACTCAACATCAGTTCTGTACCCTTTGCAGTGGTCAACGGCCATTTGCGCGTATTTTTCCATTAATTCGTTTAGGATTATTTCTCTTCCGTCATCAAATTTTATAATGAACTCAGTCGCGTTTCCTTGTATTACGCTTTGTTTCCTTAAAAATTTAGTTGCGTTCATACTATCAGTTTAATTTGTTACCGGCTTACAAACGAAGTCAATCACCTTAACCGCGAACGGCTTTAAAAATTTGATGGTTACCGGCAAGGCGTGGAACACAAACCAAACCAAGATCATGACAGTTGCCAATCCTATACAAGCCCAGCAAACGTAAAATAAAGGCCTGTAAACCAACGAAAGCCAAAGCGACACGGTAGCCAGGATTAACCAAGTTAACGCGCCACCGAGCAAAAGAGGCGTGCTTAGTAGCCCTTGAAATAGTTTGTTGTCAGCCTCATAAGCTTCCTGTATCTCATTGAGGGTAAAATGTTCTCGGGTTGGTTTCATATATTCGGGGTCATAAGGGTTTTCGAGGTAGTTCATCTTAGTTATCTTTAGAGGTTGAAAAATTCATTTCTTTTTAAGATTTTTACCCACAACCATGCGATCAGTTTCGCCTTTTAAAAGCATCTCCACATAGTTGTTAAATGGTCGTTTTACTAGAATAGCTTCTTCTTTGAGTTCTTCTATTAGTTCCGGGTCAAACTTGAATGTCTGTAGTTTTTTCATGGGTGGAAAGATTCAGCATATTTTTGCCCTTCGTCATTTGCCGCGAGTACTGCGTTGTATCGCACTCTGGCCTGCTCCGAGTTGGCAGCAACAACGGTTTCAACTTCTGATAACCCACGCACCGCACGGAAGTCTAAAGACACAACGATTATGCCTTGCCAATCGCGACCAACCAGATACGCTTTATCTTCGCGTGTTGATGCGAAAGAATCATCGCGGTAAGCTGCCTTTATTTCCTTGTAAGTGTCCATAATCGATTGGCGTTTCATATTGCTGTTCGTTTAATTACAATACATAGGTACAACTTAGATACATCCATGTCAAGTCTTTTCTTATTTATTTTCCTCCCCCTTAGATTCTGGCTTAAAATCGATGGTTGCGGTGTTGAGACGGTGCCACTTTCGGGATGAGTAATCGAATAAAGCTTCTAATATCTCATCGTTACTCAGTTCAATAGCGATTTGTTTTACCTCTTCGAAGCGTCTTTTTACCTCAGGATGAGCAAACGGCTTTCTGACAATATCGGCAGATCCAAAGTCTATAAGTTTTTGGCTGTTTGACATAGCTATGTGTACAGTTTATAGGGTTCATTAGCTTAAACTTTGATCCACTTTAGTGAGGTTATAAACTTTCGACATCTTATCCAGGCTATCCCGGAAATACTGCTTGCCTTTCTCGGTCATTGAATCAGTCTCCCAGAAAACAGCCGTGCGCCAAAATGCGTAACCTTTCAAATAGGGGTGGCGCTGCTCGCTGCCTACCGTTAAACTTCTTTTCTTGTTGGACATAGTGTTTTTATTTAAGTGTTAGAAATTGCTTTGAAAATCTCAAATGCTATTTGTGGCACGATTGCGTTTCCGTATCCGTGTATAACTTCCGTATCCAATTCTTTGGAAAACCCATCATCCATTCGTACATCTGCATAGCTTGAAAAGCGGTTAAACCGTTTAAGTGGCACTGATATAGGGTTTTGTCTTGATGTTCGTTCTGGAAGTATTTTTTGTAAGATTCCACCCGTTTTAATATAATCTTTCCATCGGTGCTCGCGGGAGTAGGCCACTCCATAAAGTCGCTCTCTGAGGTGTGGAAATCCGAATTGGGTAGCATAAAACAATCTCCATTCACAGTCATACCCGAGCTTGGAAAGATCGCATAGGACTGTTTCAAATCCTCTACTAAGCAACATTGAGCTGTTTTCAAAGACGATGATTCCAGGTCTAATTTCCCCCACAATACGGGCGTATTCTTTCCAAAGTCCTGACCTTTCCCCTTTAATGCCTTTCGCTGCGCCTCCTTGATTTTTGGCAATGCTAATGTCTTGACATGGGAATCCACCGGAAATAATGTCAATTCTACCGTTATATTTTCTTCCATCGAATTCGCTAATGTCTCCATAACTATCTGAATTTGGGAAATGATTTTTTAATACTATTTGCTTTGATTCAATCCATTCACAGTGAAACACGTTTTCCCACCCCATCCACTCAGCCGCCAAATCAAAGCCTCCAATGCCCGAAAACAAACTACCGTGTCTCATCTTGTTGTTGTTTACTGTTTAGTCAAAACTTGGTATTTACCATCTACTTTCTGAAATATGCTGCTATTTATTCCTTTTGAAATTGCTTCCCGTTGAATCTTTTTTGCGGTATTTATAAAGTTTGGATACGCCCAAACCTCCTTACCTTTCTTATTCAATTTGTTAACTTTGTACTTCATCTTGTGTGTTTTTAAATTAGCGACTAATCGTAAATACTTGGAATCACAGTTACAAAAGGCTCATCGTTAGGTCTAAATCCGTCCTCTTTGGAGAATGTCCCGTAGGTTATATGACAACGAACTTCTTTAGATCCGTACTCATAAACCGTTTTATATCCAAATCTTTTACAAACTCTTTCGGCCTGCGCTTCATAATCGTTTTTCATTTCCTTAGTGAAAAATCCTGCCTTACAAAGTGGCCCAAACGGGAAGAACTCTTTCATAAATCGTTTCAAAACTCCGTTATCGTCTTTCATACTTTTATAATTAGCTTATAGACAGGGACTAAAAATCAAAATTTCATTATTACATTGTTGTTGCCTAGCTTTTTAAAGCCTCGTTTCTTAATCAGGTGTTTCATAAATGGTTTGTTCATGATCTCCAATATTTTTAGGTCTTTCTTATCGCGCATGCATGAAGATTCAAACCACTGCAAGACATCTTCAAAATGACCGTTACCGGGTGCTTTATTGTCAATCGCAAGTATGTCGTAGCTTGTCGAGGTACATGCCCATAAGCCCTCACAAGTACCAACACGAAAGCGCATGAAGTTAGTAGCTGGCATAAATCCTGGCAACGGCTCCCAATCGGCAACTTCAAAGTCAAGACGATGTTTGGTTATAAAAGCATTTGATTGCCTCATTACCGTCTGCTCGCTGATCTCTTGTGCGTGTTTCATTATCAGTAGTTTAAAAGGTTAATCGTTGGTTAATTTTAATTTTTTACATTCGATTTCTGTGAAGCAATATGATTGACCACAAACTAAGTTAGCACCCATGTATATTGAATTGTCTGATTTTTCAATTACTTCCTTTATGGTTACGTGCGAACCTATTTTATATCTATGATGTGATAGATTCTTAGTGATTAAAACTACATCGCCTTTTTTCATAGTGTTCTTTGTTAGTTCTTTTAATGACAGGGTTAAACAAGCTTCAGTTCTTCACCGGTTAAGGCAAAATAAAGGTTTTGAAGTTGGTGAAGGTTTTGAATATTTACTCTGGCACTTTCTGTTGATTTTTCATGATCAGGTTTATAATATATAAATCCATAACCCATAAAATCACAAAATGAATTACTTGGAAATATTTTTATCCACCCAATCGAATAACTTAAAGTTCTAGGCAAATCATCTCTACCCCACTTTTCAAACCCGAACTTTAATAGCCATTCTTCTGTGAGGGGTATAGGTTGAAATTGAAATTTATGTATTCCGGCTTCTGTTTCAAATTTGAATGCATCCCAGATAGTTCTAATCGAACATTCTTCTATTCCGGTTGATTCTCCTTCAAATAGTCTTTCAATCCAGTTTCCAATTCTCAGTTCGTTTGCTTTCATATTATTTTGGTTAAACATTATTCTCGTTCCAAATTAAAATCTTGTGTTCTTTATTAGCGTTCCTTGTTCATCGCGTTGGATAATCAAAACGTTTCCTACATCTCGAAACTTATTAACCGTCCGTTGGTAAACCTTGTCGGCCTCTTCTTTCAAGTAGTAAGCGAATTTACGACTTTTGTAGAATCCTTTGTCTAAGTAGATAACCTCTACCTCGTTCATGGTCCGATGGTGTGCATCAGAATGGGAGTTCGTCTGTGTCATGTTCTGGTTCGTTAAAGTTGTTTATTAATTTCGGTTCTGGATGTACCCAGTTTGTATAATCAGGATTAACGGTGTAGTATCGGCCGGTCTTTCCATCCCATAAATATTCAATCAACCCGACTTCGCCCCAATACTTAAACTTCACCTTTTGGATATGCACATCGCTTTGCCCGGGTGCTTTTTTGTAAACAGTCCATCCACAATCAGCCTTGTTAAAAAAGTGAGCAGATCCAGAGATCGAATAAAGATTTGGGACCACATAATTACCGTCCTTATCCTTTTCCATTTTGGTAGGGTGAGCTACTATAAATCCATGGACGCTGTTCTTTTTGTTGAAATTACTAATCTTGTCAAGAGTTTCGGAAATGTATTTTGTTTCAGCGCCCGTGTATTGGTGGTCCAGTTTATTCCACGGATCAATCACATACCAATTAATGCCATGGCGCAAAACTGCTTTCCGGATATGTTCCAAAACATTCTCGAGATTAAATCCGTCATCAGGATACACCCAAAAAACATGTTCACTCAACCAATCCTTTACCCCGTTTATTTCAGCTTCTTTGCTTTCCCAGAAGTTTACGCCAGTGGTTTTCTCCACAAGTTTGATGATATGCATGGATGTTGGCCAGTTCTCCGGACTGAAGTAAGCGCCCTTCAAACCATAGTCAATACCTAGTTCAATTAAAAGTTGGTCCAAGTGTTCGCTTTTGCCATGGCCAGGAATGCCGGTAATGATCGAAGTGTATCCCGGGTGAATAGTAACGTAGTTTCCGAACGGTGCACGCGGCTTCCATCCTTTAGGGAATCCATTCTTTCGGATGTGAAGTAAATCATCCCAGAAATTACCAACTTCGTATACTCCTAGTAATGGGTAAGGCTTCGAAAGACTCAAAAGGTACTCACGGCTTACTTTAAACCCCGCACAAAGCACTTCGTTAATATCCTTATGATCGGGAAGGGTTACCCGGTTGCATCGCTCTAAACCGATCCTGCGAGCTAATTCATCACCCAGTTGATTCCCAACCGCATCCTTGTCTGTCAGGATGTAAACCTTTTCTACATCTTCGAAGTAAGTCCAGCACGAATCAAGGTAGTCCAGATTGTTGTTGACCTTGTTACCACCAGCCGGGACCGAACAGCAATTTGTTATACCAGCCTGAACCATGGTCAAACAATCTATTTCACCTTCAACTATCCAGATTTCTTTCTGGTCCTTAATCCCGTCAAGATTGTAAAATATCTTTTGAGCATCCTTCACTAATCTGAAATTTTTGTCTCGATCCCGGTATTTGATGTTTATCAATTGTCCGTCACGGAAATAGTTAAAGCAAATTGCACCTACATTCTTTTCAACCTGTGGCATCCAGACCGTGCCGGCCGTAACTTTCATGGACCGTAATGTATCGGAAGTAATGTTTCTGCTTTGAAACCATTCCAAAACCTTATCCGGAAGATCTGTTTTGTTCTCCCATGCCGGCCGAACATAAACTTTGTGGTCTTCATTCTTTCGATAGAAAGACGCTTGGCAGTTCTGGCATTTACCCAATCCAGTGTCGGCATTGAACGAGAAAACCTTTTTGTTTTTGTTCTGTGGCTTCCTGTCGTCACTGCATGCCGGACATTTTTGCGGGTTCTCACCTGCATGCTTAACCTCAATCTGGTATTCAACCCGGGTAGCCTTTTCAACTATGGTTTCGATTGTCATGATACGAACTTAGATTTTTTTGAAATTGATTTACCATTACCGTTCATGTGAAAATTTCGGAAAGAATTATAAACATGATCATCATCATCAAAAACTCGCCCCGGATTTTCTTTCATGAACTCGTCAAACTTAATCCATCCCGATTTTTCGAATCCATCAATTTGATCTTTTGAAAAATATTCCCTGAGATCGTATATCAATTTAATCTTATCCCCTGTATAAACCTTTCTGACAGAAATTTGAAATCCATTCTTAACACCAAAAACAGAAAACTCTTGTTCTTGGTTTATTGGTTCATTGGTTAATTGGTTTATTGGTTTATCTATAGGACTATTGCTTTGGCCATTGCCTTGCCCTATGCTAGCAATTTGCTTTGCCGCATGCTTTATTATTGCTTTGTCCAATGCTTTGCCGTTTTTAGGTTTAGCAATTTGTAAGCTTATTATGTTTGCTGAGTACTGATTTAATGACTTTTGAATCAACTTAAAAAAACCCCATTCAACGAGATCATTAAAATATCTGATGTACGTTTGGTGTTTTTTAATACCTATTGCATCCATGGCCATCCGGGTAGGGAATCCAAATTTTTCTTTCCATCCCAACCTATTACAATGTTCTATAGCAAAGAAAAAAATAGCAGAATGATTAGGACTAACCTTTTCAGGGTTTTCAAATGACCAATCAAACCAGGCACGCGAAAGTTGATATCCGTTAATTTCCATTACCCACGTATTTGGTTTAGTATTTTATTAAACTCACGATTAATCTCTGAATTATGTAACGGATCAAATCGCTTTGATAGCGCACAAGTAAGTCGGCTTAATTTGTTTCTGGTTATCCCGAGTCTATGTAGATATCGCCTCTCGAAAACATCAAAGTTTTTTAAAAACTCTTCCCGTTCGTGACACTCAGAACACAGGGTAATTAATACATCATCATCGTAATCCCATGGCATTGTATTTATTTCATAAAAATGATGGTGAACTTCTAAAACACAATCTCTAGCCTCACATTCCCTGCATTGATAATTATCCCGCTTTAAAATTTCCTTTCTTTTCACATCCCATTCAGGACGTTTCAAAAGTTCCTCGTATCTGGTCATAAAAAAATCCCTTTCCGGTTCGGCCTGTAGAAGAGACCTCCCCAGAAAGGGATGTTTAAAATTTCTTTTCACCGTCTTCTACCCGGTATCACGCTGATCCTTTCAGCGCATGTTCAAATATACTACTTCCAATACTTTTTCACAGCATCATTAAAAACTTTTTTAGAGTGCTTACCTTCGCCTAGTGTCATCATCAAATCATTAAACTCCTGGCCTACAATAGCAAGCATGTGCCTACGCTCTGGATTAGTCTCAGTCCTTAGCTTTACTTTACACTGATCTACCACCTTCTTACATTCGTCTGTTACGCTCATAAAAACTAATCTTGAATTACCTCTAATTGAGAACCTTTAAATAATGGTAGTGAATAATAACCTCCTCCACTTCCTTTTGTTCTAACGATATAAAAACGATCATCAAGCAAACTTTCAACATGATAAACCCATCCTATAATCCCATTTGATTTAACTTTTACTTTTACCGTTTTCATAATCTTGAATTACCATGAATCAAAATAATTACTGTTCTTTATGCCACTTGATGAACTTTAATACAGCGCCATTGATAGATTGTAATTTTGTTACGTCTGTATAAAAAAGATCAATGTCATTCATTCCGGTGAATCTAACATAGGAGAATATTCTACATTCATTTGATGTTATCTGCACTTTAAATCGATAGCTACCAAATTTAATTGTTTCAATCTTCTCCACCACAGGCATAATCCAATCCCATGAAGTATCGTAGTTATGTTCAAATGCCTTCAACGATTCCTTAACTTGTTTTTCTGATGACGCTCCGCAAGTCCATTCTTTCGCAGTTTTATATGCCGGATAAAAACAGAAACCGCGATACCAGTCTTTGCCTGATGGTGTTGTCGTTTTCTCTATTCGCATTCCCATAAACTCCGCTATCAATTCGTTATCCGTTTTCATTGTCTTCAGTCTTTTATAGAGGGCTAAATACTATCTACTTGTTTTAACATCTCGGAGTATTCAATTTTATAAGTCTTTTTAAACCACTTTTTAAAATGGTAAGGACATAAATTTAAACCATCCTCCTGTTGGAATTTAGCTTCCTTGCCACATATAACGCGCATCTTTCGACCGTATCCGTTTTGCTTTTTATTTCTCTCGCATGTTAACATTTGAATGTTGTTAGTTAATGAAAAGTAAAAAGAGAAGGAGGCAGGATTTCCTCATTAACCAGTGCGAGTTACGTATACCCATGACCAGTCACTTATACTTTACCTGCATGATCGCGTCCGATCTCGTTGCCTTAGCGTCTCACAATTCCGCCACTCCTTCTTTTATCTTAAATGCTGCAATCAAAGCTTCTCTATCTCGGTTTTTACGTTGATCCAATAATTAGTACTATCGACCGGTGAATTTTCAATAAGAAAATCTAACGCTATTTGAGCGCATCGTTTTGCATCCGTTAAAACATCCACTTCATCTCTTGGCGAATCGTGGTAACAATCCCATCCAGGAACGCACGGAATAAACTTATTAACTAACTCTTTTGCCTCACTATCTGCTGTCATAAATACTGGTTTAACTTGTTCAAACTAAATCCCCGTCTTTCCGGGGTGTCAATCGCATTCTTAGTCAGGCGCGATTTTTTCCTTAACACTTCGTTCCGCGTGTCGGAGTAGCTTTCGTTAGCCAAATTATAGCTTTGGTCGGCATTCAACGGTTCGAGTGCTACTAGCAAACAGGTCTTTCCCTGAAGTCATTGCCTGATTTTTCCACCGGTTAAGGTATGGTTATACAGGCGAACCAATCTTAAATATATCTTTGAGCATAAACTTTATCGCCCTTCCTTATTACAATTAATTTCTCAGCCCTTCTTTTATTGAACTGGGAAATAAATTGATGCGGGTACTTTTCCGCGCTCCCTGTTAATTGTGCTTTTTGCCCTATTTTAAGGGTGTTAAAAGCATGTAATGGTTTTCGTCCTGCGTTCATGGATGTAAAATAGAACAAAAGAAATTTAAGAAACAATAATTATTTTATTTGTTTAGTAAATATTTTATTCCGACCTATGCATTGTCAAACGGAAACAACTATGGTAAACACTACAGACCAATGGAACAATGACCTCGGAGATGACGAACTCGAAACAGATCAGTTCGATGACGATACGGAACGGGATCAACCAGACGAGGAGGAGTAACTAAACAATTAAAGATATGAATAACCTATGGATTAAATTAACTGAGTCTCCTGGTAATATGCCAGATTGTGATTGCTGGGTAACAGATGGGAAAATTGTGTTTTTCTCGCCTGAGGGTGAGTTTATACCACTTAACAACTATACTCATTATATGGTTGCAGAAAAGCCACAACCACCAACAGAAAGCAATCCCGACCTTTTTCAAATGATGGGCATATCTGATAAGCCAGTTAATCAAGAATTGAAAGAACTATTCGAATCCTTTAACCCTAATCTTTAACTGAAACTATATGAACGAAACAAAATTAATTGACTTTGACAAAGAAACTCTTTCGGAAATGTCATATGTAATTGCAGGTCGCATTGCTTTTCTTCAGGAGTTAATAGAAGAAAAATGGAGTCCTGCAAACCGTCTTGAAATTCAAATTAGAATAGATAGAGCTATGGAATTTAGAACCCAATTGCTCCACGCTTTCTCTGTTGTAAAAGAACGTGAACGAGTAGTGTCTAATTGAGTATAAACTAACCATAACCAACATGACAGAAACACCAAAAACACCAGTAACACACTGGAAGAAACTAACGAACCCGAACTATATCGGAGCGCATGATTTGCAACCAGGGCAGGAGGTTAAGATTACTATCAAGTCAGTTGCAAAAGAAATGGTAAAAGGATCTGACGGAAAGGATGAACAATGCGTAGTCGCTCAACTTCAAGGAACTGCTACAGGCAAGCCAATGATTTTGAATAAGACCAACATGAAGATCATTGCAAAGGTTTTGGATACGCCTTACATTGAAGAATGGGCAGGTAAGTCGGTTATTATTTACGGGGCAAAGGTTAAGGCATTTGGCGAGATGGTTGAAGCTCTTCGTGTAAAGAATCAAAAGGTATGAGCGATTTAGCTATAGACACATTCCCGCCAGAAAGATTCGGTTTGGTTACTGGCTCAAGATGTACACCTTTAGTTCCGTCTGGCGAAGCAAAGAGCGGTATGATTACACTAGGAAAAGAACTAGCAAAGGAAAAATATTTTAGAACTTATGATGAAATAAGCACATGGCAAATGGATCATGGTAAGATGGCTGAAATGGATGCCTTTCAATATTACATGGATCATTACGACTCGAATATAAAGAAGGGTGAATTTGGTTTTGATGGTGATGTTGGATGGAGTCCAGACGCTGAACATGAAACAGAAGATTACGGTATCGATTGGAAAGCACCCACAACGTTAACAAACTTTTTAAGTTATCTGACGGATGGAATATCAACCGCTGAGTATAACCAATGCCAGCTTTACATGATGGGTAGAAATAAAGATCGCTGGTTAATTGCATCCTTCCTTATAGAAACTCAGAAAATGAATGAGAATGGATTAACTTATCCAGTTCCTTTTAACAAAAGAATGATATTGACTGAGGTAAAAAGGGATTGGTATTGGCAAGAAAAATTCAAAAAGAACCTTCCTTTCGTTGTGTATGAAAGGGAAAAATATGTAGAAATGTATAAACTAAAATTTGATAAAAATGTCTAACCAATTACAAGAAATCGAAACTAAAGAAGTTCAAATAACAAAGGCGCAATTCTATGCAGCTAAGTTTGAACCGTTCAAAAGTAAAATCGCTGACATTAACGAGCGTACAAAAACAATCAATTACGAATCGCCAACCGATGAAGACGCATTTCGTTCCCGTGAGTTGAGAATAGAGGCCATGAAGGTTCGCACAACCTCAGAGAAAGAAAAAGACTCGTTGAAAGAAAGCCTTTTAACTGAAGGTAAGTTGATTCAAAACGAATTCAATTTGGTAAAAGGTATCTGTGAAGAAACAGAAAGCAAGCTGGCAAAAGTTGAAAAGTTCCGTGAAGCTGAACTGGCCAGACAAAAGCAAATCCTAAAGGATGAACGTACCGCAATTTTAAAGCAATACGTTGATGATGTGAACATATTCCCGATTGACGTAATGAGTCAAGAGGCTTTTGATTCACTGGTAACAGGTCAAAGACTCGCATACGAAGCCCGTGTAGCCGCGTTTGAAAAAGCTGAACAGGAACGCCTAGAAAAAGAAAAAGCAGAGGCTGAGGCAAAGGAGGCGCAAAGATTGGAGAATATCCGATTGAAGGAAGAAGCCGACAAGAGAGAGAAAGAAATTGCAGAAGAACGCGCCAAAGCAGAAGCGGAACGTAAGGCAATCGAAGCGAAGGCGGCCAAAGAAAAGGCTGAAGCTGATAAGAAATTGAAGGCTCAAAAAGAAGCGAACGATAAACTTCAGGCAGAGATTAAAGCCAAAGCAGAAGCTGAATTGAAATCCAAACAGGAAAAGGAAGCAAAGGAGAAAGCCGAAAAACTTGCCAAAGAAAAGGAAGAGAAAGAAGCCGCCAAAGCTCCCGACAAAATAAAGCTTCAAAAATGGGTTGACCTCATGCAATTGCCGACTTCGCCAACCGAAATGTCAATGGAATCACTAGCGACTGCCAGTGAGATTGCTTTAAAATTCCTCTCTTTCAAAGATTGGGCAACGAAAAAAGTAAGCGAAATTTAAGACTTTAGCCAGGCGGGCTAATCATAGGTTTAGTTCCGGGGCGGTGCTCTGATCGGTGGCCGCCCCTCATTTTATTATTCACTAAAACACAAGAAGATGAACACATTAACAACACAACAAACTTTTGAAGACGCGGTTTTAAAAACGGTAATGTTTTGGAGCGATAAATCTTTCAGAACTTCATTCAATCAGAACAACGGAGACGATTCTCCAAATGGTAGAATGGCTTTTATGCTTATGAATTTTGTTGCCAACAAAGCGCAAGAATCTGTATCTGATGACAAAATAAAAATGTTTGAAGATAAGCTGACAGAACTATTGAAAGAGGATCATGAACAGGTTAAATGGGGATTGGAATTAAGTGTTGATTACAACCCATGTGATAAGTTATACCTGGCAGCTAAATTTGCAGGTATTGATCCTTCATGTTTCCCATGTAAAACTTTTACAAGGATTGAAAAAGATTTATCTGTAACTGCTAAATATCAATACGGTGGTCAATTCATAAAACTGTAACCATGAAGCCAACAGAAACACCGCAATGGAAACGCGCCCTTGAAAGAATGCAGAAAGGTTATTATCTTACAAGTCTAAGCGCACGAACTGATCTTGGTATTATTTCTTTTCCAAAAAGAATAACTGAGCTTAGAAAACGTGGACACAAGATCGAACAAGAGCCAATAACCGTTCGAACAAGATACGGTAAAGTCAGAGTCAATCAATATTGGATGATCCCTGTAAAATTATGAGACCAAGAACAGAAAAGCCTTATGAACACGTTTGGAGCAGCGACATTAAACAGACTGATTTCAGAATCATTATACTAAAATTCTGTGCGCCTGGTTTCTTTTGGGTAGGGGGAATCTGGCTTCTATACTTGTTTAACCACCCTGTTAATGATATGCTCTACAAGATTATTAAATACTTATGGTTATGACATAAGGCCGGACGACCCGCGCACCTATGACTTTGTTAAAAAGTATTTCACATGGGATAGCGTGGACTCCGGCTTTTACTTTAAAACTAAAAACTATGAAAACACTAACACTTATTTTACTGCTCGTTTCCGGGGTTGCGTTTGGCCAAGATATTAAACTTGATACTGGAATGACTTTTTCAACTAACTGGACATCTGTAAAATATTACGCGCTAACTGTTCAAGATTCAACAGAAACTATTTTCCAGATAGGCGCTGATTCATTGGGTAACTTAGATTACAATGATATTTTTGTCTCGGATTCACTTAAGGCGATCATCAAATTAGCTGAGTGGGTTAAATCAAGTAGTGATCAGTGGCATCTTGAATCCAGAAAACTTGAAGCCGCAGAGGATATTTTAAGAAACATTACCGAAGAAGGTTTTGTTACCAATTGGAAGAAATGGCACAAGGCCGTCAAGCGTTACAAAGAGGTTTACAAAGAAGATTAACTTCACTTTTAAATAGAAACAGAGATGAGTAAACAGTTTTTAGAGAATTTACTTTCAATAAATTGTGCTTACAATTTTAAGGAAGAGGCAAGAGATAAAACAACAACACTACATAAATGCTACTCAACTACATGCATGTTGAATCAGGATAAAGAAGTATCGAAATATATTCAGCAAAAAGGATGTGTAATTTATAAAAAAGATTTTGTTAAATCTGTTATTGATAGAAAAGTTAAAACCTAAGTAGACGGTACTCAATCCTTAATTATTTCAAAAAGCAGAACGGCTGCAACTATTCCGGTTGTGACCTTCCAAAAAGTTTTTAATCCGCGCTCTTTTCGAATGGTCTTATCCTTCTCAACTATTACATCCTCAAGGTGAATTATTATTTCTCCTTTTACTTTAAGTTGTTCATCTTTTGAATGTAGAATATCTCTAAAGGCTTCGTTCATGGTAACCTTATCGAGTTCTAAAGCCTTTTTTTCATCTGTTGCCGCTTTGTCTGCAATGCTATCCTTATGAACAAAGTCCTTTACATCTGGATTTGTCTGCACAATATCGGCTATTTTATTTAGGGCTTTATCCGCTTCTTTCCTTGCCTTCGTTTCCGCTACTTTTGAGGCAGTTGCACGCGCTTCCATTTGTAATGAGTCTTTTATCCAGCGTTGCCTTTTCTCCTCACCATCGTTGCGTATTGCCACAAGTTCGCGTTCTTTCTCGTTGATCTTATCTTTCAGGATTTGTTCGCTGTTGTCCTCCTTTATTGATTGCTTCGAGCATTGGGTAATTGAAAGGGCTATTACAAGCCCGATAATGATGATGTACGGTATTAGCTTTAAGAAATTTATTTGCATATCCTAATTTATTTTCCGAAATTGCATCCGTTATGCTACTACAAGTCTTTCGGATTCCTTGCATAAGATACCCGATAAGCAAATAAAGGCCGCTCGACTCCATGTTTTGCGGCCTTTTTACTAACCACTACAATCAGTTTCTTATATACAAAACAATTATCGAAAAGACCATTACCACAAAACAAAGCACCTTTGCAATAAAATGTGCTTCCATACCTACGACCTTAAAAAACCTATCTATGAAACCGGAATCGCCTTCTGAGTTGTCGTAGTACATTAATGGATTATTGCGAACGAAATTAAGTGCAAGCTCAAAGAATATCCAGAAGCTTGTAACCTGAAATATTAAAATAGGTAGCCAATCATAAACATTGTGAGGGTTAAACAAAGCCGCGTGAAGTATTGCGACCATTCCGCGAACAATAAAAACTATAATGTAATTAGGCTTGTGTCCGTTTCTGTCAATGTAGACGTTTACGGCTATTGGAATAAGCCAAAGCAGGAGAAATAAGGTTATCATAATGATGTAGCTTTCTTTTTAATTTCTAACTCCCATTCATCAGGCATATTAGCCGCCATCCAATCAAGTTTAACCGTTGAGCTTTCGAGTATCGGTTGGTTACTATTTATGTTTGCTAGTCTCGATCCTACAAGTAAACAGCCTTTTGAATGAGCCGGTTGTACTCCTCGGTGAATCAGTATACCGGAACGACCAGGAACCTTTGGAAGTCTGAAATAAATGTACGGACGGTCTGGTTTTGGTTGCTGCTTAATGACTTGGTAAATCCCTTCCGGAATACAGGAAACAGAACGATTATTATTTTTCCACGGCAACTCTAAAATTTTTGCTATTACCTCTTCACCATCGTAAAGACTGCCTAGCGTTCTATCTTCAAGGTAAACCCGTTCTAATGTGTATCGTTTCATCCTCCTCGTTTGTTACGTGTATCCCTTGCGTCCTGCTTTAAATCGTAAACATCGTCCTTAATGTTGTGGATCTCGTTTTCGTGAACCTTTAGCATAGATTTTAAATCCATTGAAATATCTTTTAATGATTCTGTCATTGTGAAAGTCCGCTCGAAATTCTCATCTATCTGAACGTGTTTGACTTCATGCTCTTTAGCAAGCTTTCTAATGTTCCAAGCGATCAACGCAAAGAAAAGAACCAATAGAAGGATGCCCCAATTGCTATCTCTGATAAGAACCTCAACTATATCAATCATAAAAAAGAGATTTAACTATTATAAATAACATTACGATTGCCGCAATGAGTGTGTAAGAAGCAGGCACTAAATTGAACAGGTAGAAAAATGTGCCATTGTAGTAAAGCACATAATCAATAAGGTATCCAAGAAATAGTAAAGTGAATACCAAAAAGTTTTTATTCAAAGTGATAAGGTAAAGGCAGTAAGTAACGATAACTAAAGCGCATCGCTCCCCAGCATAGGTAATATGACCGTCCTTTGAAATCTGAATTTCTGGCCTAAATGGTATCAATCCCATTTCGAGTGTAGAATTTACAGAATAAAGTAGGTGAATATTCCACATACAAAAGGCAGCAAAAAGCAATATGTACGAAAACTTTAAGCGCATTATCTTGGACCTGGTGTTACTGGTGGCGGTGGTGGCGGATCGGTAGCCAATGTGGTAATATTACCGTGTGACTTCCATGTAATTACTCCGGTTTCTTCGTTTAAAGTACCTTCGTATTTACAACTCTTTTTCTTTATTTTTTTTGCCATTGTTCTGTTTTTTTAAAATCATTCTATTTCGTCTCGCATCTCTAGCAAGCTTAGTTGTCCAAGTCAAAAGAACGGCTAACAGGATAAAAGTCATCACAACAAAACTCATCACATAGGTTCTAGTTAATATTCTTTACCGTTTGCGTCTATAAAAATAATCTTTCCTGTTGAAACTTCAACCTGAGTTTTTACAATATCAATTCTTGAGGGTGTAGGTGGCTCTGGTTCGGATGGAATAAGGCTTTTAAACCACTTGTAAATAGTTGTATTGCCTAATTCCGGTCTATCGGTTAATGAGTACGCAACATCCCATGTAGAGCCTGAGTGCGTTCCGCCTTTTATGATCGTCCATATCGGAGCAGGATTTGCCCCGACTGAGTTCATACCATTGATAGGACGTAACCCATCTGAAGGTGGCACTCCGGTATCTTTATCACCATGTATCCCCCAAACCGCAATTTGTTTCGATGCTGTTTTCTTCGCCAAATTGTAATCACCCTTACAACTCACAGGGACTATTGCAGTGATTAATTTTTCAGTATTTTGATACGACCCGTCCCAACTTCCATCTCCACCCATCGATAACCCTGTAAGAAGTCGGTACTCGCTTTTGTAATTTGATTTCACATACTGGAGAAACATAATAATTTCAGGATTATAGCCCCACCGACCCTTTATTTGTTGAGGACAAAGCAATGTGAATCCTGGTAAGTAACTCATACCGGCTTGCTTTAATAATTTTGGCAATCCGTTCTTTTGAATTTTGGGCAAGTCAGGAGTAGTTGAAGTTTCTCCGCTACCATGCAAAAATATAATTACAGGCGCGTCCGGTAGATTAGGGTCTTTGTATTCGTAGAACCAAAGTACTCCACTGGGTTGTTTTAGAGTTATCATTTACTTTTGGTTTTAATCTTTATCTTCTTAATCCCGTTCTCTTTCATGTACCGGATAATATCAACTTCGTTTTTTATCTGTACCTCCTTCAACCGTTTTTCAATGTATGATATTACATTTTCGCTTGAAAGAGATAATCTTAAATCTGATTGACCGTATTCAGTAACTAGAGGCAAAAGTGATTTAGAAAAATAAACACTCTCGCCATTCCACGGGATTAATGTGTAATTTGGATTAGGTAATAATGTGATGCTATCGCTATAAAATACATGAGTCGAATCAAATGTAATCGTCTGCGCACTGGCAAAGCTCGAAATAAGGAAGAGTAAAAAGATTAGTTTTTTCATTTTCGTATTTTATTAGCCTGTTGATTTACCATCCAAACTCCCGTATTTATCCATTTAGGTACAAAATATTCCATCTTTAAAGCCTCCAAATTAGGTTGATCAAATCTTAGTTCATACCGTCCTGTATAAGAATCTACAAATCCCTTAAAAACAGAATTTGAAAACTCGCCATTTGATGACTCGTACTTATTTGCTCCTACGAAGATAGAAATATTTTTGCTTATTAAATGGTCATCTAATAGCCCCTTACTTGAGATAGTCACAGACTTAAAAGTACTATCGGATTTAATAACCTTTGAACGGTCTAATTTTAATAATACGCTTTGCCCGTTTGTTAACTGAATTGATGGGTTTGTCAAAGTCAAATTACCGTTAGCGGTTATCTTTATTGTACTCCCATACTGTGGATTTGCTGAAGTTTTTGTATTTCCAGTGTAAACCCTAGCTATGATATTGTTAATAGTTCCACTTGTTATATACTCATCATGCGCGAAATCTACCTCTAAAGTATTTGGTAGTGTTCCAAGATTGTTAAACGTTGAACTTCCGACAACCTTAACCACTGATCCAGACTTGCCTTTAATATCCTGAATAAATCCTTTTCCTCTGTTGTCTGAAATCTCTGAGACTACATTTACATTCTCCCCTACTATCGTATTACTCACAGTGCCAGCCGTTGAAGTTGAATTATCTAAGCAAAACTGATAACAAAGAACATCAGTATTTTTAATTGTTAGTAAACTAGTGCTTTCCTCTAATGGACTTTGACCTTGACCGGAAGAAAATAAAGTAAATTCTTTGGAAGGTACTGAAAGGTTATCGATAAAAACATTTTTACTCTTAGTGAAAGCGAAAAACGTTCCTCCTCTTGTTCCTGTTAGATTTGATCCTGGTACATAATCATTGAATCTATTCGCTAATATTCTGCTATTCGTTATTGTTACACTGTTACCACTTGCCGCGCCTTGATTCTGAATCATCACATTAGGATGTAATGTTGAATCAATATTGAAAGTACAATTATCAAAAACGAAATCAGTGCTATCTAAAAGATTTATAGTCTTGGTAAAAGTAACGTTTCTAAAAGTCATGTTCTTTTGTCCATGTGCATAGCGTTGATTATTAGCAGTCATGTTATTGATTGACCCGTAATTTATTGTAGTACTATGCCTTAGAAGTGTTAGTAAAGGTGAATTAATAGTGTCTATAATAGTTGGCATTGTGTTAGAAGCGTAGAAGTCATACTCTCCACTACCTGATGCGTTTATGTTTCTGTAGTAAGAAAATTGACCAGTTGATGGCCCGCGTCCTGATGAGTATTGCCTCCAACTTGCTGAAGTATTATTGATCAAATTTAAAACTCCGTAACATTTTACGATGATTGAGTCATGCATGTAACCACCGGCTCCATAGTTTCCAGTGGTTTCTAAACTTGCAATAGCCCCTGCGACATAACCACCAGACTCAATCATGTTTAAATAATCGTTTATCGTTACAGTCTGTCCTCCTGCTATACCTCGATTAAAAAATGAAAGCGAAACAACACCACGATAGAAAGTAACCCGCGTTAGATTAAGTTTACCCGATGCCATTGATAAGGCTATTTGTTGATTTATGTTCTCAAATGTTACATCGGTGAAATTACCAGTATAGTTAACCGGAATTGCTGAACCTGGAAAAGGAGTTGAGTAAAAAGAGTTAGTGTAGTTTGCTTTTATAATCCACGACTTTCCATAAGCTAAATAATCTTGTTCACTAATGCTTTCAGGGAATGAAGTTCCTACCCACACGTTTAAACCTTGTGCGTCCGGTGGTATTGAAGCTGATATATTGTTTACTGTTATTATAGACGTCAAAGAATCAACTGATACAATAGTATTAACTTCACCCAATACCGCGCGAGTCCATGCGTACCAAAGTTTATTACCTACCTTCCAATCTGACCACTTACGAACTTGGCCGATGATCTGAATTTTATTCGGTTGTTTTAAAACGCATGCATAAGTTTCGAAGAGATTATTTTTTTGCGCTGTCTTAAATTTTATACCTTTTACTATGTGAGTATCACCATATCTAGGTTCTATAAATATAGTTTCAGGTTGGTTGTATTGAGGGACAAAAGGATAAAGTACTATCGTTGAATTTCTTCCATTCAAATTCAAATTCCCCTTTATTGAAGTACCTCCAATATAAACTTCTAAAGTTTTATTTTGAATTGAATAACTTCTATTTTCTAATATAGCTTTTAATGTGCTGTAATTCGTTTGCCTGATTACTTTTATCTCTTCAAAACTCTTTTCTGGAAATAGTTTTTCTAACTCACCATATACTAAACCATCCTGAATTTCTTCATTTCTTTTCCCATAGTTCATAATAACAGACCTTGAAATTTGACCATAACATGAAGTACACAACAGGAAAATAAAAATAAACCTCATAAACCGGATAACTTAATCCAGTTAGCTCCATTTGATTGGACTGATGTAGTGCCAATGGTTGCCATAATTAAAGTTGTTGGTGTTGCTGTTACATTTACAAAAGTCTGTGAAGATGTTGTTGCTAATGTGATTGTTCCAGCTCCACTATTAACAATATGATAAATACGTCCGGTTATACCAGCTGCTGTTGGTAGAGTAACCTGGAACGTATTTGCTGTGCATTCAATTGTGTAGTCATTCACAGTGGCTGTATAGTTAGCCGTCTTTGCTACATAACCTCCAGCAAAAGAACCTGCTGTTGTTAGTGTAGAATTTGGTGTTGCTGTAGCGAAACCACTCAAAGAAGCCGTAGGCACTGATAATATCCCGTAGTGCGTTCCTGTTACACTTGTTACAGTTGGGTTATAATTAATACCAGTTACGTTACCAAGCACAGAGGTATAAGTAGGAATAATGTCAAGAACTTTAACCGCTCCGCTTGCTGTTGAAGTCTGGTTAATAGTCCATATAAAATTACTATGTGACATTGTACCGGTTCCTGAAGATGGACTGAATGTCCCACCCCTATGCCCGAATAGAGTTCTATCTCCTGATGTGCTTGTTATCGTTGCTGTAGCTCTTAATGCTGTTGCTGTACCTCCCGCATCTGGAGTTCTGTTATGGCTTATTACATATTGATTTGATGCTAGTGTCGCTGATGCATATGATATATCGAAATAACCAAATGTAGTTGCCGAGTTAACCATAACCCCATCGCCACGAGCTGAGAATATTGTACCAACAGCACTATCTTCGATTCTCATCCCAAAACTTGCACTAGTTGTTGTTCCTGATCTGAAGTAAGCCGCTGTAGGATTACCACCTATTGAAGTTCCTAAAACCTTTAAGGCAATACTAGATACTGTAGAAAATCCTCCCGTTGCGTGAGTTGGTTTAATTACTAAGGCATTTAGTTCCTGAGTATTTGCTCCTGCTGTTACTGATGGGCTTATCTCAAAAGGTTCAACAATGTGTGAAACAGTTCCATCTCCTGTAATAGTTGGTGAGTGTATTTCATGTGAATCTAAATCTGATGCTGCTGTAAACGTTCCGTTATAATTAAGTCTATTTACTGCACTTGAAGTAATTGTAGTCGTTCCGGTTAATGTAGTCGTTCCTGTTGTGTTCCAAAAAGGAGCCGTACCAGTAATAGCCGAATTAAAGTTTGTCCATGATGGAGTTCCTAAAAATGTCAAAACTCCCGTTCCTGTTGTTGTTGTCGATGGGGCTACTCCTGCGCCTCCTCCAATTACCAAAGAGTTAGCTGCCAAAGCTGCTGAACTTGCCCACGTTGAACCACTTGAAAAATAAGGTATGCCTCCACTTGTCCCCGCAACTGTTAAAGCTGGTGTAGTTGTCGCGTTTGCAACCGATATTAATCCTCCAGTAAATCCAACACTAGTAACCGTTCCACCTGTACCTGCCAAAGCTAAAGGCGCGGTAGTTGTTTCGTACTGAAGAACTAATGTAGATCCGGCTGCAATAGTGTTTGGAGTTGGTGCTGTGGCTGTTCCGCTAACTAAAGTAACCGTTCCTGATCCTATGTTGATGTAGGTTATAACACTCTCATCAGTCAAAGCATCAACTGTAATATTAAAAGTACCATTCAAATAAACCGTGTGAAGATTATCTGATTGTAAAGTAGATGTGTTCGTTGTCGCTGTTCTGGCAACGTTCAAGGCACTTACTAAATCAGTGTTTTCTAAAAGTTTACCTGATAGCGTTGTACCTGTTCCATCATAGTAAGCAATCTCTCCGTCTGTACCTGAGTTTACGGTGCCTGTTCCGCCTCCACCTGATCCAATGGGAACCACCGGCCTCCATCCATGACTATTAACACCATCATTAAACAACATTATAATTTCACTTGGTTGTAACGTTAAGTTACTCCCCCCAAGAAAAAATCTATTCTCAACACTTGAACTTCCGCTTTCATCAACTAACGTTAAGGTATTCGTATCATCGTAATTTTGGATGATCCTTAACTGTGAACCTCCAAATTGTAGTCCGGTAATTTGATAGTTACCATTAGCTACGAACCTGCATAACATGTTCCCATTGCTTGGACTATAATTATTTACATCTCCAGTTAATGCGCTTGCACTTATATTTGGGATTAATTCTTTTAATAAGAGTGAGTACATTTCAAACTGACCAGTAGATCCGTTAAACTTATCAGTTCCGGCAGTTCCAAAAATAACATCTCCATCAGGTTCAACTTTAAATATAGGATCAATAGCACCTGTAGCAAATGAAAAATAATTACCATTAATGTCTATATCAACATCGGAAGTAATTACTGGGTCAACTGTTATAACGTCCTGAAGTCCTTGTGAAGCTCCGCCTGAACCTGTTCCCTCAAGTTGGTAATAGGCACCTCCGTTTGAATAGCTAAGTTTGTAAATGGTGTTAACATCTAACTCACTGCCAGCTAAAACTTCCCACGAATCACCATCCCATGCGCGTATAGGAGCTGCTCCGATTGAGTTTATATTTATTGTTGCTGCGCCTGGGTTAGTGTTCCCAAACTTTACATAAACAACTGAGTTATTGTATGAAGTTAGTGCGGTTACATTTGTTGTATAGGTGCCTGTTCCTGATGTTGGAACCCAACGATTAAACAAAGATTGAGAGAATGAAGCGATTGAAACAACCGCAAATAATATAGATATGAGTATTTTTTTCATTATGGTTTGATTATAAAGTCTTCAAAATCTTCTGCCCCTGCTACTAATGCTACCATCCATGCTGCTGCCGGAACGTAATCAGCATCGCCCAAAGTACCATGATCATCTAATGCAATGTAAAGTGTCGGTGCATCTGATACCGGAAAATCCCCTCCATTGTCCGCAAAGTTCCAAGTCTTTAAAGTAAGCTTTGAATCTATAACATCGTTTAGTATGTTGTAAACACGAAGCTTTGTATTTGCACCTATGGCAGTTTCATCCCTGATAACCGCTGCCTGTGCCTTTAGTAGAGTATCCGATTTAGCTGCCATTATTTTGTAGGTGTTGGTTGGTCGGTTGTTCCGTTTGCTATATCTGTCTGGGTTGTTTTGTAATCTATAGCATTGTTTACCCTCTTATTTACCACTGAGAAAATCCTACTCGCTATGTCAGCACTCGAATACCCAACAAAAGCAAAAGCGATCTTTAAATAATTTTGTACTATAGGATTAAAATTTATTGCTTCATGGATAAAGAACATAAACATAATTATGGTAACAACCGAGATACTATGCGAAACCCAGTCATCTAAAAGATATTCCTTTACACTGAATTTCACATTTGCCTTTTTTGCTTTATCCTGAATGCTTTTAATTTTCAAAAGCATCTGTAAAAGCATCCCTAAAAATGCTATGAAAAATAAAATTGCGTAGTCTACTGTTTCCATATTAAATTACGTTATGTATGTAGCTGTATTTATGAGTCAATACTATTTCAGCCGGACGCGGTTTGTAAGTTTGTGGTCTTCCTCCTAATTCATACGAACCACCATCCAATGAAATTTCAGTATCGTTAACAATCACACTACCACTTGCAGCATGTTGTAAGGCCCCTAAAATCTTCCTATGCATGTATCTTGGCGCATCATTGATTATTAATTTTGTTCCTTCCTTCAATGTTGAAGCGGTATTAAGAACCATTTCAGTAAGATCCATTACCTTTTCAGTAGTTTTAAAATCAGGCTCTACAAATTGTCCATCGATCTCTATTGAAAAATAAGGTGAAGAATCATCGTAGATAAGACCGTCACAATTTTGAATTGATCGGAATTGAATTACAACCCTGCCAGAATGATTTGAATTTGCCCAAACTGAAGGGAAATAAACCGTATCAGAATAGAACAACTCCACTTCATCTTCAGGATCAACAGCCTTTTGAATTACTTTGAAGCTTAAATATTTGTTACAAAGGCTGTAATCATAAGGAGAAAACGAAACAGAGTTTAAATAGTAAGAACCTGGAACCGCTGGGATTACAGGTGTTGTTTGATCTCCTGCTATATCATCGATTGTTATCGTTACGTTGGCCGCTGATGAGTGATAAAACCCAACCCTTGAATAACCAGATAAAGCAACGAATGTTAATGTTATCGAATTTGCTCCAGCACTATCAGCGTTTGATTGGTTTTCCACTATGTTAAACCCTGAATCCATTATAGTCAAAACGGATGTGCGAGGGTTTCCAGACCCTGAATTAACAACACGTGTATAATCAATTGTTATCTCATAAGTATTACCTACAACAAAAGCATAATTGCAATAGATGTCCTCTGATGTCTTTACTCCAAGCCCACCGGTGCCCGGCAGTGTGACATTTGGCGCAACTCCTGTAGTCCAATCTACCAAAGCAGGGCTTATACTTCTGCTTACCCATGTAGACAAAGCCGGCAATGTTATTGCGCTTGTAACTCCTCCGCTTGATGGTGTTCCGTTACTTGTTTGTGTGTAATCAATTGTTTCAACCTCTACACCATTTTCCTGAATTGAAAGCCTTAACTCCTCATCATCATCTGCCCCGCCTAAAACCTGCAATCGCCTTAACCCAGTGCAAAGAAACTTTTCGTGAAAACAATTATCGTCGGTATAACCTAAAACTTCTGTATTGCAGGAAGATTGCCCTGTTGGGGTAAACTTTATTTCGCTTGATGGTGAGATTTGATAACTCATATTAAACGCCTCAGTTCAAAAGTAAGAATAATTTTCATATTGGGAAAGTCTTTTCATTATGGTGTAGGTGCGTCTCCGAACGTACTGTCAAACGTTTCATCCCAGGTTCTACCACTACCAAAAATTTGTGAACCAGGTGGGACGGTAACAATATCAAACTCATTTTTAAACTTTCCGGTTATCCGAACCATCCCGCTCATAATTTCAAATTGAAGATCGTCAATAAAAAAAGGCTCATGATCATCATCAGTTTGGCTTATGCCTATCGCTAAATTTCTGTTTTCGTCTATGGTTTTAAACTCATCAAATGTCAAATAGTGGTCAATCTCGAATATTTTAGGTATCCATAAGTATATCGTACCTACTAAAATGTCAGCATTTTCGGCTAATACGTTACCATCGTAATCATCAGGTGCCGACCCTGAAACCATTGTCGATGTCATATCGTAATTCCCTTCGCCCCCTGTGAATCGGAAAACAGTTCCTAAGTACTTTTGAAGGCCACCGGACAAGTAATTCAACCAGCGAAGTTTAAATCTTTGAGGGGTATGGTGTTTGTTGTACCTGGTTTCTTCGTTTAAAAGATTAGTAACAGCGGTAAAATCCTCGTTTAAACGGGGTGAATATTGTCCATCGCCTGTACGTGTGGACTCAATTACAAAGGTATCATCGTCAAATTTATAGTCAGCCGATTTGATTCGTGTAGTTCTTCGAGCTTGTTCGATTGTTAATCCCTGAAAAATCCAATTGGTTAGGTAGGTATAAACCCGCCCGATGTTCTTTAATATCGTTGCTGATGTTGTTTTTTGCGGATCATCTATACCAGAAATGTCTTCAGTCTTACCTTTTGAGGCTCCTAAATTAGTTCCATTGAAGTAGTCAGGTCCGTACTTTCTTTTGATCCTTTGCACACCGGAAAGCAAAACAGACATTGAACTACTGTCGTAAGCCTCGGCCTTAGTTCGCAAAACAATCCTTTCAACTCCGTCAATAGTTTCATAACCCAAAGATGAATTGAACATAGGATCGTGGCCTTCCCACCAATCCTTCATTGACATACTAAAAAGCTTTTCTGCCAATGTATAACCACGGGCATGCACTCCTTTTAAAAGTAGGTTGTTCCACCATGAACCAGCCTCATCATAAACGCGTGCTTTGGTGTATTCACTTCCAATCACAGGAGCGTAGAACTTATCCGGTTCGGTTATACGGTCGCATATCATTGCTGCTACATCGTGTTGAGTAAATGCAGGAGCTTCAGTATCTGGTTGTGTTGACTTTATGAAGAAAGAAATATTTGAATCCTCTACCCCTCCATAAATTACCAATGTGTTTAAAGTTCCAGATGAACCTCCTCTAGGAAATTCAATGAATTGCTGAACATAAATAGTAATAATATCCCCAGGCTGAACATTTACTTCATGTGTTCCTGTTAATGAAAAAGGTGTTAATTCACCAATAGTAGGGGGTACCGTAGATTGAAAGTTTGAATCTAAAACCTCCGGAGTATCATTGTTTTTCTTAAAATATAGTTCGGTTGTAACATCAAATGAGTCAACCGGACCTGGTGCTGTAGTGTATGTAAAGTCAGCACGCATCTTTATCGGGATGTCGTAATCAATTACCATTAACCCGTAATCTTCCTGAACCTCGATTACATTAACAATTGAATCAGGTGTTACAGGTGTTGTACTGGTACTTTCAAAGGTTGAAGTATAAGGCAACGAAAACGAATCATTAATCTCATTTATTATCTGATTAACAAATGGAGTATAGAACAGGTAGAAAAGGAAACCGATATTTATTGATGAAGGTAGTTCGTAAATTATAAAATCATCTTCAGGTAAATACTCAGTAAAATCAATATCATCCGTTCCAATTACAGGGGATGCAGTTCTTTGTTTGAAAATCTTATCCTTATTTACCGTTCCAAGTTGTACAGTAAATATTGCGTCCTCCATTTCAGCATCGGTATTATTATCCGTTGCGCGGGTCCATGCGCCTGAACTTGCATTATAAACCCCGTTTTCTGTTGCGTCCGATTGATCTTTTACCCCTACCCTATCCCCTGTTACTGTTAAACCTCCGTCAATAGTTTGTAGTCCTGATAGCGTAATGTTTGCAGTTGTTGCATACTTTACTAAAGCCATTGTATCAGGGTCGCGCATGGTCCCAGTGTACAATGTTTCTTTATTGATGATCTGACTAGGTAAATTTAAAGTTTCCGGATCATAAACCGTAACCGATGCCCCGTCTAAACTTAAATCCGATTGAATATTAACAGGCACATCGAAACGACTCACAAAGTTTCTCCACATGCCATTTTGAACAGGTGTAAATTCTAAGTAATGATCGATTTCAAGCCCTTCAATGAATGTTTGAATACCTACTTCACCTGTATAAAGAACCTCGAAAGTATAATTATCTGGGGCATACTCAACGGTAACACCTATAACCGAATCAGGTCCATAAGTCGCTTCAATATTTTTCAACCAATCGCGTCTACCGTCCTGAGTCCCGTTCGATCCATATGCACGAAAGGGTGTTTTAAATTCCTTTACAAGCGTGTGAAACATCGGATGTCTACTGAGTCCAATGATAGCAGAAGTTAAGCCCTCAAACTCAGAAGGGGTTACCGTTCCTTCAATCGCATGTGTTAGGGTAAGTCTCCACCTCATTGCTTAATGAATTTACCCAAATTAATTTCCTTCCTGATCTTGATATTGCCTTTTGAATCTTCAATGGCCGCGTAAATAGTACCTACAGAATTTACAAAGCTTGGCTGTTTCGGGTGCTTAATGTTCTGTAAATTATGATTCACATTCTTTAACTCCTGAAGCAAAGCCGGATCGCTACTCGTTACTTGTCGGCCTCCTCCGTTTCTTTCCAAAGCTCCCATTGCCAGCATTCGCATAGTCCTATCATGTGGAACAATTTCGGTTCCCCGTGGAACATCCATAAGTGTAGCTACTGAAGGCGTAAGCTCCCAATCACTACCTGGTTTTCGCATTAACTCGGTGCCTTGCTCTCCAACAAAAGCTAATCCTCCAGGTGCCGAATCTGTTCCTTTAAAGAACTGAGGTATAGGAGTTGCAATAATGGCCGCGAGTTGTGCCCCTGCTAATGCCGCTGATAAAGCAGCCAAAGCAAACCCAGCCGGACCTACTGCCAACATAGCTGTAATTGATTTTGCTAAGTTGATAGTTGCTGAAACAATAGCCAAAGCCTTGTCAAGTATTGCGGTCTTTCTCTTTTCTTCGCGCTTTCTTCTCTCAATAGCCGCCTCATCTTTCTCGGCTTTTAGTCTTAATCTTTCTTTTGCAGCCTCATTATCGCCAGCCAAAAGCAAATCCTTTTCTAGCTTTTCCTGTATCGCTTCACTTTCTTTATCTAAAGCCTGTAATCTTCTTTCTGAAATACCTGAGAATATCTGAAATGTAGCTGATGCAAAATCATCAAAGTATTGCTGAACAACACCAAGTTGTGCAGATATCCCCGCCATAGTTTCCCTAAACTTTTCAGCTATTTTATCACTTGCGGATACTACTACTTTTTCTACTTCGCCATAAGCAGCATTAAAATACGCGACAATTTCATCGGTTGTGCTTTTTGTTGAAGCTGAAAGATCAGCGTTTTTCTTTATGGTTTTATCAATAGCCTCGCCCGCTTTATCCATTCGGTCGGTTATAGCTTTTGTTTTTGCTTTTTCCTCATCAATTTCCTTTTGATTTAGAGCCTCAATTTGCTTTCTAAATTTGAAAGTATTGTCGTTAGCAAGTTTTTGAGCGCGATACAATTCAGCTTCGGCTTCGGCTTGCTCAAGTAAAGCATCTTTCTCATCCCCGTTAGCTTTTACTTTCAAAGAAGAAAGTTTAAACTTCAATTGAGCAAACTGGAATTCTTTATCAGATAAGTTCTGCTCTAAAGCAATAGCATCCTCAAGGGCTTTCTTTCTTGCTTTACCCTCTAGAGATATTGCCGCCTCCCTTAGCTTCGCAACTTCTAAATCACTTTTTGCTCGTTGTACTATTAGTTCGCGGTTTCTTTTATCAATGTCAGCCTCTAGTTTTGCTATGGCATTGCCATAAGAAACACCCTGATCTACTAATTTTTTTGTCTCATCGATTAGGCCACCAATTTTAGCGGTAGCATTCTCTACCCCTGTAGTGACCTTTGCCACAGCATCAAAAGCAACCTTGCCAGCTTCTTTAAAATTACCCTCGAAAAGAAGTTTGATAGATTTTCCTAACTGTGGAATTAATTCAAACATCCCAACGAATCGGTTTACAATATTCTGAACTAAGAAATTACCAAAGTCTTTTATTGCTTGTACAGGATCGGTGAACGCATCGTAAATAGCTTCGCCTATAGCCTCGACAACGTTCATGAACTGCTCAAATATAGCTGCACCAACGGCTGTGATTTTGTTTAAACGGTTTTGCCCTTCCTCTGATCCTTTGAAATAAGATGTAAGAGCGAAGATTGCAGCGCCTAAAGCGGCCACAACTAAACCTATCGGAGTAGCTATGAATGCAATTGAAGCCTTTACCATTCCTAAAATACCTTGTGCCGCGCTTGCTGCGCCTGGTGCTATCTGTTGGAACGCTCCTCCAGCACGTTTAAAAGAACCTTCGTAATCCCCTACATTGTCACGAAAATTACCTAACGATCCGTTAATTTGCTTAACGCTTTTATCCTGTTGATCTATGATTGATTTTAATTGAACGCCTTCCTTTGAAGCTCTCGCCTCTTCATTAGATAAAGCAGCATAAGCCGCACGATTCTTTGCGAGTGCCGCCTGAAGTTCTTTTAATGATGCATTTTGCGCGTTAATAGATTGCGCATTCTTTTCTCCTAAAGTTGTAGCGTCTTTAGTTGCGGTCTTTATATCGTTCAGGGCTTTTTGTTTATCCCTGTAGGCTTGAGTATTACGGGCGTTGGCAGTTTCTATTTGCTTCTCAACCTTCTGTAATTCGATTTGTGATAGTGTGAGCTTTTCAGTTTCTTCCCTTACTTCCTTTGTTGATTGAGCAGCTTTTAAATTGATACCGATAGCCTTGCCAGCATCGGCCAAACCTTTTACCGCAATGGTCGCACCTTCAATGTCTTTGGTGAACTCTTTGATATCGTCAAAGACTTCTTGCCCTAAGATTTCCCTTTTTCCTATCTCAGCCATTGCGTTTTTTGTTAGCCTCTTCTTGTGCCCTCTCCCTTGCTTTTAATATTTTTTGATACTCATTGTATGCTGATAGTTTAATCGTATCCGGTACGGTAAACCCTAGAGCAAAATTCAAGTGAGCCATTATCTCTTCAAATCCGTGTGCCTTACCTTCGCCCCTTGCTTCAAACATCCTTTGAAGTTCTTTTTCTTTCATTGTGGCCTTTGTCACTAGGTTTTCACACTTGCGTAACCCAGCTTCTACGCTTGCCATTATTGTTTCTGGGCTCGTTGTATCGATAACATACCCCCTCTTTTTTAATTCAACTATGTACTCCCAGTCGATAAAGAACCTTGTTAACGCTACCAAAATAAGCGTTGCCCTTATCGTTGTGTGGTCATTCATTAGTATCGAATAACCTTTCATCAACTGGAAAAACGCGCTATATTGATTCGTTCCGGTTTCTTTTTCGTGCCTCTTTATCAGTTGTTCCCATGCATCTAAACACTTTTCTGAATCTACTTCCCCTTCTTTTACCAATTTAAGAAAGTTTCCCGAATTTGCAATATCAATATAAAGCTTTAGAGTGATATCTTCATACGTGTATAAACTTTCGTAGGAACTTTTGAATGTCTTCCAGAACATAAGCCCGCGCAAAATCGGTGAGGTTTGTTTTGTTGAGTCCATAAATATCGTCCGGGTTAGTTCCTTTTGACTCCAATAAGTCGGCTATCTTTCCTGTTTTACGGTCGCTTGATTCGAATACTACAGGGAATTTGTCAGTCTTTACAAAGAAGCCTCGATAGAAATCACCTGTATCAAATAAAGTCATTGGACCTGCCTCTTTCCCAAATACCTCTACCGATCTTCTGGAATAAGGTGGTAGCTTTTTACCTTTTGAATCTTCACCGGCAAATAACTGGTCGGTGTTCATGTTGGTAATCACTTCCTCGTTTTCTTTTATGATCACTAGCAAACCTCTCTCCATCCTTTCGGGTGTGAGTTGGTGCAGTTTTGAAGTGAGTTCAAGTAGTTTTCCCATAATTTAAGGGCGAGCTTTCACCCGCCCCGTTTTACTATGGAATGTTAACAGTGGCAGCGCCTAGAGATTCGTAGGACTGAATACTCAGAACATCAGGAGCCTTTAGGTTGATAGTACCATCAACAAACAGGTCGCCTGATTGTAGTATTTTATACTGACCCGGGATACTTGCGTGCGCTGTGATTGATGTAATCGTTACAGCAACACCGGAAGCATTAAGGTAAGTAAAGTCAGCCGCAACTAATCCAGTCACACCTGTTTGGTCGCAATCAGTAGCCACAAGAACGTCAATGTCGCCTGCGTCTGTGATTGTTACAACGGTTACGTTTACATCAACGATAGATTCAAGCTCGTTAATAAAGCTTGATGCGTCAAACATATACCCGTTTTTGTTTAGCTCAATGCTTTGTGAAAGAGCCACCACAACAGGGGATTTAGTTGAAACTGAACCGTCATTAAATTTGAAACCTTCAGGATTTAAGAGCTGAATTGAAAGGCCAGCGAAATCACCGTTAGACAAAAGAGTTCCCAATAAGAAACCGTTTTGATCTTTCAAAAATACTCTACCGTTCTTTCTGTAGTGAGTGTAAATTGCTTTGTGTAGACAAAGGTTTTCGCTCATTGAAAAACGGAAACGGTATTTGTTTTTCTGCACATCGATGAAAGCCAAAGGCGTATCTTCGTATACAGGTGCCACTGATATATCCTCTACCAATTTGAAAGGAGGCCAGTAGAAAATTCTATCTGCGATTGGGTCAAGTAGAGCCGCCTCAAGATACGCTTGTACTGCTGCTGCCCCCGATGCGAGAGTAGCGGCTGGTATTACGAAATCTGAGTTAGTCTCTATCATGCCGTCCATAAGTCCAGGCAGTTCATTACACCGCGATAGACCTAAATTTTTTGCTTCTTCAGTTGTACAAGCCATGATATTTTATTTTTAGCAGTATTTGATTTTATTATTGATTCTTAAATTCGTCAACTCAACCGCGTCAAGAGGTTGATTAAATACGTACGCTTTATTCCCTTGCGTTTCTTCTACTCCGTGGTGTAACATATCCCGCTTTGTGTGTGGTGGTGTTCCCATGTCACCATCCCAAGTAAACCCGAACCGCTTCAAACGATCTAAAAACAACTCATAAAGAGGGTAAAGAATAGGCTTTACAACATTCAAATAACGATCAGGCGCATCATAAGTAACCTTTGTTTGTGATAAAATCGCTATGTTCAAATTGTAATTCACCAATCCGTTTTTTACATCTTCATTCGTTGGCAGTCGTAACGCGATAGCCGGGTAAACTTTACCTTTGGTAGATCCCTTATCTCTGTCAATCATCTGCCTGTTCATCTCTACAGGTGTGCCGTAGAAATAATAAGGTGAATCTAATCCGGCCGTAATGCCCCACTTTGCCGCGTCTTTCGCGCTTAAGTTTCGCATTGAAACCACAACCTCTTCAATCTGTTCAGGAATACTTTTTATCATATCCCGAAAGTGTTTCGTTTAGGCTGCTCACCAAATTCATAAGCCAGATAATCATTGAAGTCTTGGAACGTTGAATCAAACGTGTCATCGAAAGTTCCTGAAGCAAAGTTTGTGTAATACAGATACCCATAAAGAGTATTGACCTGATTACATACGCCCCCTACTTTTTCGCTCCAATCATTCCACGCTCGGCAAATCAAAGTTCCAGGATCAAACGGAATATTGTTTTCGGTCTTTGGGGTCACAGTTCCATTGACGGTTTGTTGGAAAACATTATACTCAGTCCATCTGGAATAGATCAAAGCCTTTAAAGTCTTGACCATTCCATACCATCGGTAGTACTTTCCGTTAGCCAAATAGGTTGAGCCGTTCTTCAACAGTAACCACCTGTTATTAGCTTCAATAAGTTCCCAATCAGAACCCTCCACAGGAACCGTTCCAGTCTGAACCGTTAACGCTTTCCATACATCATTGCCGTAAACATATTGCTGATTGATAACAGTGGCTACAGTCGAAACCCACAAACCAGGCAGACCATTAAGCCCGGAAATAAAAGCATCGTAAAGGTTATCGCCCAAAACTTCACGCAAATACATTTCCTCTTCAGCATCAATAAAGTTCTGAAATTCTTCTGCCGCGCCTGTTGCCAGACTTGGAAGTCGATAAGGTAAAACGTTGAAGTCTTGAGCGGTAACGAACATATCTTATTTTGATCTAAATAGTTTAGCGGTAAAACTTGCACTCATCGTACCGGTACCGGTCCAGCTCACCCTATAGTAAGGCATCGGGCTCCCTGAAATAATCCAGTGATAAGTATTACTTGCGTCCGTTGCTGTAATAGTAGCGAGTGCAGTAGCTGTATTAGGCGTGTTTAATGCCTTCCAGTTCGTGCCGTCAATACTGCCCTGCAATGTGAGTGTTCCGCCAACAGTTCCGCTTAACTTAGTAACCGCAACCCAAACGGTAGTCGTTACCGCTGGTGCAGCACTTACTGCATTACGAGTTGTAAGCGTTCCTACGCCTCCGTTAGTCACAGTGTCACTAGCCGCGTAAGGGCTTAGCGCATTCGTGAGGCTGTAAACTTGTGCGTTCGCTGAGAAGGCTACCAACCCAACGAATAAAAGTGTTATTAACTTTTTCATTTTTGTTATTTGATTTTAACCCAGCCTCGTTCTTGTAACAATTCAGCGGTTCTTTTTGCCATTTGAAATTCCTCTCCATCCTTATGATAAGGATCACCAGCCAGTGATACTACCGTTACCGATACATCAATGATGGCATCTTTAGGAACTTGAAACTCAGTCTGAACCACTTCTTGAACATCTTCGCCAACTTTGGTTACTTCTTGTTCTTCTTTTTTCTTAGCCATAATTAAGGGATTGCAATTGCTGTTTTAACATTTGCAATGGTATCGTAAACGAAAGCCGCTGCATGGTTATCACTGTGGAATTGGTGGAAACGAGTTTCCGCAATAACAGTCACTAAGTTTTTAGTGAAGTCGTCATTTTCCCAACCGTATGCAACTCTGAAAGGCTTGTAAATTAATGTCTTCAAAGCGTCAACAGCGAATGCAAGTACAGAACCGGCAGCGATGTTGTAATCTTCGATCAAGAATCCACCAGGGATAGGACGAAGATTTAAGCCCATGTATTGACCTTGGCTAATAGCCTTAGACATTTCCATGTTCGCAACATCAACAGGGTGCATAACAACCATGATAGGACCGTCAATATATGAAGCTCTTATTTGAGCGATCAAAGCGCGGGCAACATCCCAGTTATTGGGATTTGAAGTTTCAATACCTGTCAATGTGTAAGCAGCCGCAAAAGAACGGATACCAGCCGGATCAGTTGCAGAAGCAGCAGCAGCACCCATAAGGATACTATTAACATGCGCCTTTAATTGATACACCAATTCCGATTCGATGTACGAGGTCATACCGTCAATATCTTCCAAAAGTTCAGTAGCTACTTTCATAGATACCGCAACTTTTTTCGCGTTAGACTTTTCAGTCTCAAGCGTGAATGACACTTTAGGCTTCGCTCCACCTGGCGCCAAGAAGTCAGCAGCACCGGAGTTTGCAGGGACTTTCTTGTTAACCCATGTGTAGGTTTCAAGGTTGGTCGATCCTTTAGCAATCAAATCCCACAAAGTAGGCTGAATACGAAGTAAATCAATAACCGGTGAACCTTGACGGATTAAAGCGCCAGCGCCCAAAGTAACGGTATTTGTGAATACAGTTGTTGGGGTCATTGGAGAATCGGCAGCCTTTATTTCCATCGGTTCCAAATCTGCTTTGGTCCCTGATTTAATCTTCTTGATTGCTTCAGCGTTCTTTTCAAACCATGATTTAACCTGGCCACGTACGCTAACATCTTGAGGCTTGCTTTCGGCAGCGCCTTTCAGCTTAGTGATTTCTTCACCTTGAGCGGTCATAATTGCAAATACTCCCGACTTTTCATCGAATAAGCTTTTCAACTTTGCCGCGTCAATACCTTCAAACGCTTTCATTTTCTCAACGACAGCCGCGTCCAGCTCTGCCTTTGTTTGGAAACCTTTCTTCGAAAGCATTTCCTCAGTTTGGGATTTTATTTTACCCAAAAGAATTTCTTCTTCGTTCATTAGTAAATTTTTTTCGTGTTTAACAATTCGTTTAGTCCTTTTATCGGATTATGTGTTCCCGATCCTTCAGGGTTATGTGTTGCCTGAAGCTCCTTTATTTTGTGTATAATAAATTCAATCTGTTTTCCTTTCGAGTTGCTTACATCAAACTTCTTTAAATAAAGTTCTAAGTCTGCAATTGATACATCATCGAAAGATTTCATTCCAAGTAGGGGGGTTTCTGGATTCATCCCCAGTCCAACGGTACTATATTCGTACATCTTCAATTCAAATATTTCCTCCCCGCGACCACGAGACTTGCCTTTTATTGTCTCGTATCCGAATGAATGTTCTAGCGTCTTACCGTGTTCTTTGAAAAACTTGTAGTCGCTGAATAGGTCGCGCGAAATTTGTTTCTCAAGATTTAAAGCGGATTCAACAACAGCATGTTTATCTGTTTCGTACATCTTAACAGGCAGTCCGACATTAGCCATTTGCTTTAAAGAATGGTCCATGTAGTGCTTAATCCTATCACCGCCCTCTTTGAACGTGCGAGTAAAAGCACCTTTACGAACTATATCCCCGCCCATATCTTCGTTATCAAAACGAGATATCGCGATTGTAACTATGCCTTTTTCGGCAACGTCAACAACTTCAGACTTTAGGCTCTTGTATTTCATACTTCTTCTTGATTTTGTTCTGTACCTGTTCCTGGTAACTCTTCTGTGGTGTCGGTTTCTGCAATAGGTCGTTCAGCCATTGGCTTAACCTCGTCTTTTTTGTATTTGTCTCCATCTGGTCCTATGGTATCGTAACCCCTGGCGGTTAACCACATGTTACGGGTTATTAAATTGTTATCGTATTCGAGTAAAAGTGAATCGTTTTGAGCTTTTGCAGCTTGTGCCTCAAGTAATGCGTCCTCCTGAAGTGCTGCCACTTTCAAGAAATTACCAACAATCTTTGCGTTGTTGTCTGCTGCTTTAAAGAACTTGTTATACTTGTTCAGGTCCTTTGTGTTGTTTGGGATAACATTGTTAACATATACACCCTTTTCAGCATTCAAACCATTTGCATAAGTCGCGTCTTGTTGTTCAAATAACGTGTAAGGGAATCCGTAACGGTGGCAAATTGCTTTAGATCCTGAGATTACTGTAGGATCAATACCCAACTCAGTAACGTTAAAACTCATCGGGTTCCAAGTGGCCGGACTGCGACTTATAACATACTGATATTGTGCAAGCGATAGCCCGTATTGAGTTAACGAATCCTGTAGGTCTTTCTTTTCTTTATCCTGCATCGGCAATGTAGACCCCATTCCATCTTTCCCGCCATTACCTGAAATAAACCCTAACGGACCGCGCTTTGTAAGCAAAACGTTGTTAGCCTCCATCGCTCTACAGATATTACTAACAGCCATATCAAGCCCAACTAAACGCGATTGAGGTAAAAGGAAATCTGTTTGCTCATCCTGCATGAATGAGTCCTCAAGTATAATTATCTGATCGTGCCTAAACTTGAATGACTTACCTAAGATTGTAACCTTCCATTCCTTTATAATTTCTTCAGGCTTGGAAGTGAAAATAAGGTTCTTTGTGCTTTCGAAATCAAATAACCACGGGGGTAAATTGATCATCGAAGTAGCAAATTCAGGTGGCATTCCGGCTGGCACGAATGGCAATACAGGACAAAACCCGAACACCTTTTTGTAGATTACCTGTTGACCTCTAAACTGCTCCCATGATTGCATAGGGTTAGGATTGGAGAGTAAAGCATTCATCCTGTTAGCCCATTCAGAAGTAGCAAAGTTTTCCTTACCCTTACCCGTGGACCTTAGAATCTCAATCGTTCCGGTAATGTCGTACTCTGCCAACCTATCAACAACCGAAGCCAAAGGGTAGCAATAATCATACGCGTACTTTTGTTGCTGCTTGTCTTTTAATCCCAGCCACGAACAGTTATCGCCTTTTATCTCGATTGTTTGCCCTTTGTCATTGTAAGGGATAAATGAAACGCCTGAATCTACATGGCCAAAATTAGGACCCGCGATAGTGCCGAACATATTATTTAAGAATCCTCTCATTGTCTGGTGCGGTTAAATTCCTTCACCTTCTCAATTAGCTTCTTATCTTGGTATTCTTTATACGTTTTAACGGATGCGATTATAAGCCACTCGATAACACGCGCGGCCAGTATAGCGGAAAGGACAGAAAAGAATATCTGCATTAATTTCCTTGATTTTGTATCAAAGTAAGAAAATGTAATGCGTATTTCCTAAAGTGGGAATAATTATTTATTTAAGAACTGTTTCTATAGAAGTGTGAGTATATCCCAAATCGGATAGCATCTAGTAAATGTTCGTTACCTTCTGATGGTACATTCATAAACTTACCATTGGCCGGGTCTTTCATCCACATATAACGCTTTCTTTCAAAGTCTATGTTCTTGGATGATTCTGTAAAGAAAATATTGTACTCCTTTACTTTTGCTATCCCAGCCTTTATTGATCCTGGTCCTTTATGTGCCGCTATCATGAAAAGGTTAAATGGGTCAGAACGTAATTGCCTGATCATGTCCGGGTCATGTTCTGAATAGATAGGTGTTTCGCTTGTAAAGTTGCTCGACTTGAAAAGCGTGTTAATTTGAACCGGAGTCATAGCCGGTTGATAACAAAGCTCATGTACGTAGATGTTATTCGCAATCTTCACCATGTTAACCGCTGCCGTGGGGTCATTAGTATACCCGTAGTCAATCCCGCCAAACCTTCCATCTTCTGTCCATGGGTACTCGCTGTCTGGTATCATCTTCCAATTTGTATAAATCAATCCTGAAAGATTACCGGTTAACCCACGGGCGTACACGCGCCAAAGTTCCGGATCTTTTATTCCCTCTATTTCAGCGTGCTGTTGCTCTGTGAGGAAAGGATTGTGCCTATGATCTGAGATGATTAACTCAACTGTCTTGGAAAGATCGTTTGATTTCGCTGTGGTGCCTATTAGTTTTTCATGTGCCCAGAACGGACTTGAAGGATTATAATCACAATACACCCTAACGCGGGTACGGGATGCTATTTGTCGGAATATTTGCCAAGTAACCCCGTTTGCCTCATTAAAGAAAGCGTATTGCCTTTTACCTTGCTTTGCTTTTTGCTCGCTGTCGTACGCTGTAAACTCAAGTATCCATCCTGATGTAAAAGTTATTGTTCGCTCAGTTTTGTTCCATTCCTTGATATAGCTTCTTAATGATGGGCTCGCGTTGCATTGTTCTTCAAACTTTCGATATGCACCCTTCTTTGAATCGGGAACGGTCTGACTAATTACCGTAATTATTGGATCTTCTAATGGCGCTGCGGTAGTACATAAATAAGCAAGTACCTGAATAATCGCAACGGTCTTACCTGCGTCTTGGCCCCCCTGATTTATTACAATCCCAGCCTGTGAGTTTAGATTCTTATGGAAAAGAGGGCCAGAGTTAAACACACAGAATTAAATTTTGTTTTGTTGTATTGGCGCGGTTACTGACCATCATTTAATTTGGTTTGTTGTACTTCTGATTCATCCCCAGCAAATGGAGGTGCGCCTGAATAAACGTTGATCGGTGGGGGGCTTTGTATTTTTTCACCACCTGATGTGTGGTCGATCTCTGTCTTGTCCGACCATCCCATATTTTTTAAAGCGAAGATAGCACCTACTGTTCCGGTCTTAGTTCCCATCATATTCTCATAAAGATTCTCGATTTTAGAGCGTGCGGCTTTTATAGCGTACCCAAACCCTTCTTTCTTTTCGTACTTGTAAAACGCGTCTCGGCTCATAAATCCAAGAAAAAGAGTCAATCCTGTTATCGTTGGGCGGTTTTCGTAAACCTCTATACCCCTGGCCTTGCGCTGTTCTTTTGTGGTCTCCTCCTCGAATAATTCAAAGTACTCCTTTACCATGTTTTCAAGATCCTCGACTTTAGTAAAATAAGGCGGCCTGCCTCCATTGTCGGCATGCTCCTTAGTCTCTATGGTTTCCTTATTCTCCATCAAAATCCCCAGTAAAGTTTAAATCCATTATCGTCTAAATCTGTTGCGGTATTATATCCAGCTGACAAAAGTAGTCTAATGTCTTAATCATTTGCCATGCGCTTCGTGGCCTAATAACGCCTTTTACTTTAGCGTTTCGCTTGCCTTCGTTTAATACCTTCCAAGTAATTTTATTCTCCATTCCAGATATCCTTTAAAAGTTTGAAAACAGGGTAAAGGAAGTGCTTTTTTGGGTGTCCTACTATCGCTAAAGCATGTTCA